GCAGGGTGGTCTCTGTCGAATGGATAACCGACGCTGAGCTGGAGCATATCAAGGGGAGCGGGAAATACGACAAGAAAGGTGTCTCCGTTCCCGGAGATGATAGTTGTTGATATTGCAGCGAGCCCATGGAAAATCGATTGGGGTAGTTTATGCTGCGATCCGGTAATGGTGCCGGTTGTGCTCCGGTCGATGGGCGCCGGAGCCTTTTTTTCTATTTGGAGGGAGGTGATAATTCAGATGGATAAGATGCCGATGCATAACTATAGAACTGGTAGGTGCAATATCGAAGACTGTTCTATTTGTCAGTAGCACCCCCGCGCCACCGATATCGGTGGCGCGGGGGTGGACAGCGGACAGTGAATTGGTGTAGGCTTCCCTAAAGGGAGCCGGAGTGAGTACCATATTCAGTTTCAAGGACACTTGCTCCGGCCCCGTCTTTGTCCTTGGCAACGGCCCGAGCCTCGACGAGATAAAAGACTTCAGCGCGCTTCCCTACCCCACTTTCGGCGTGAACCGGAGCTGGCGAAGGACCCGCTCTAGGTGGCATTTTGTCGCGAGATGCGACCGCTATTTCAGGGACATGGCCCTCCACGGATGGATAGCAGATCATATCTTCACACCTGGACCGATTGAGAACTGTCATAGAAAGCTCCTGCGCTTCGGTTCGCGCTCCACCATCTCCGACGTGATGCGACACTTTGTCCTGGTGCCGTGCGACGATAGGACGGCACGCAAGCATGGTGTCGAATGGGGCGAGTTTCCCTTCGTCGGATTTAGCATGTCTGGGGCCATGGCGATGAAAACGGCGAGATACATGGGCTTCGACACGCTCTATCTTCTCGGCTTCGACGGTGGTAATGCCGGCCACTTCGGGGGCGACGATCCCCCCGCCACGGGCATCGATCATGACAGGGAATATTTCCGTGAGATGAAGTGGCGGTATCCTGATCTGAAGGTGTACAATTGCAGCATGGGCTCCGGCATCGCGACATGGCCGAAGAAGCCAATAGGAGAAGTTATCAATGAAGCGTCTGAAAATTATCCTAAAAAAGATTGATGAATGGTGGTGGCTGACATACAAGCTTTTCTGGCTATGCAAGATCGGAATCCATCGCAGGTGCGACTGCTGCGTGCCGCGCATCTGTCTGAAGTGTGCCGATCCTTGGGATAAAGAAACAGATCAGGAGAAGTCATGACTGAATTCGATGTGCTGAAGGAGCTGGGCTCGACGGCGCTCGCCACACAGGCGGGGGAGGTCCTCGACGAGTTCATGCGCCAGCTTCGCGGCTCGAACGGCGCGAAGCAGTTTCGCGAGATGTCCAACAATGACGACATAGTGGGCGCGGTCCTGTTCGCTTTCAACGAGCTCGCCGGCAACGCATCGTGGTGGGTCGAGCCCGCCAGCTCCGACACGGACGACGTGCGGCGGCGAGACTTCGTCGACGAGGCACTCCACGACATGGACCAGCCGTTCACCGACGTACTCTCCGAGGCTCAAGCAAAGTGGGTCTATGGTTTCGCGCCGATGGAGATCTGCTTCAAGGAGCGCAAAGGAATGCTGCCGGGCGAAGATAAGGAGGGGAACCGGCTGCCGCAATCGAGGTACAGCGACGGGAAGCTCGCCTGGGACAAATGGGCATCCCGGCCGGCGGAGAGCCTGCAACGCTGGAGGTTTGACGACCACGGCGAGCTCGAGGGGATGTATCAGACGCACCCGACCAACTACAAATCGGTGTGGATACCGCGGGACAAGCTCTTGCTGTTCCGCACCACGACGACGAAGGGCAATCCCGAGGGGAAGAGCCTGCTGCGGAACGCATGGCGTACTTGGTTCATAAAAAAGGGTATCGTCGACCACTATGCCGTCGGCATGGCGCGCGATTTAAGCGGCTATCCTGTTTTGACCGCACCTGAAAGACATGACATCTGGAACGAGAATAACACCGCCATGCGGACGCTGTTCACCAAGGCGTTTAAAATGATCCGTTCGATTGCGCGGCACGAGAAGGAAGGTTTGGTGCTTCCCTTCGACTGGAAATTTACTTTGGTTTCCTCGCCCGGCACGCGGCAATTCAACCTCAAGGAGGCGGTGGAGCTCTTCAATCAGTCAATAGCGATGTCTATGCTGGGTGATGTGATCCTTATCGGCCACGCGCCGGAGGGGAGCTATGCGCTATCGACGAACAAGTCTAAGATGCTGGCGTCGGCCATCGAGACGCAACTCAGCAGGAGCGCCTCCGTGATGAATCGGCACGTGGTGCCCCAAATACTGGCCTTGAACGGCGAGCCTCCCGAGGTGCCGGCGCCGCAGATCAAGCATGGCCCGGTCGAGGTGCCGGATCTCCAAGAGCTAGCGGACTACATCGCGAAGCTCGCCGGCGTGGGGGGCTTCACGCTGCCGGACGAGACGCTGGAGGAGCACCTGCGAAAGATCGCGAAGCTTCCCGCGAAGGAAGAGGAGGAGCCGGAGCTCCGTCAGGCCACGGAGGAGGATTTCAATTGGCGGGCCTGGACGGAGAGAGGGAGGAAGAGGAGCGAGAGGAGAATAATGTGAATGAAGAAGAACTGAAATCCAAGTCGACGTGGGCTTTGTTCGACGAGATGTTCAAGGTCGGCGACGATGTGGTGCTGATCGATGACGATGACAGATTCATCGTGGGCAAGCTCACTAGAGTCGATGATGAACGCTGCTATATCGATGAGCGTCCGCACTTGAGGTGTGTGGAATGGAACGATATCCGGTTCATTTGCCACGACGGCTTTCCCGTGCGCAAGCTGCGAGGGGCCGACGGCAGCAAATTAATCGAGAAGCTGGATACTACAGACACGAAAGCGATGATCCGACAGACTCTTACAACTAGTATCTGCGCGAATTGTGGAAAGCTGTTTCCTAATGATTATATGTATTACGCACGGCAGTGCCATGAATGCCTTCACGTGGTCTTCGGCGATCCCTTCATGGCGGAGGCAATGTCTGTAACGCTGTACAACTCCGGCAATGATAGCTCTCGCTTCTGGCTTACCGAGTGGGAGGAGTGCCTGGCTCTGGAGGCCAGAGACGGTGCGATGGCGCAGGTTTTTGATCTTTCAACGGTATATTATTTTGGTTGGGTATAAATGGCGAATCCAACCTACCGTAGCGCCCTGTACCGTGCCATGCAGGACGCCTCAGACATCGCCGGCACAACGGTCAAGGCGACCTTCTCGAGGCAGATAGGAGCCCTTATTGATTCCACATCCATAGCCTCCATCGAGCGCGGCATCTCGGGGGGCATTAAAGGAGTGGTCGATTCCGTGGACTGGGCCGGCCTCGAAGGGAACCTGCGCGAGGAGTACGAGCGGCGCCTGGCCCGCGCCATGAAGCAGGGGGCCGACCAGTTCAAGAAGCGGTTTCCCAAGATAGAGTACGATCCGGGCGCGCCTGGAATACAGAGGGCTATCAAGAAGCGGGCGAGGGAGCTCGCGCAGCAGCTCACGAAGGAGTCGAAGAAGGGATTCAGGCAGGCGGCGCGCGGCCTGTTCAGGGAGGGTGCGGGAAGGCGGAGGACCGCGAGGGAGCTGAAGAACCTGATAGGGCTCACGCGGAAGGAGGCGCAGGCCGTCATAAACGTGCGCAGCGCGATGCTGGAGAAGGATCTGGGAGCCGGAACCATCGACAAGCGCTCCACGCAACTGATCCGGAAGTACCGGCGGCAGAGAGGGGCGCGGATCGCGAGGACCGCCGGCGCAGACATCTCCGACCTTGGCCAGAATCTCGCGCTGAAGCAGGCGATCAAGAGCGGTGACGTGGAGGAGAAGGAGGTAGAGAAAGTCTGGATTGTTGATATGGATCCCTGTCCGATATGCGCGCCCATGCAGGGTCAGAGAAGGAGCCCGGGGAGGGCTTTCACCACCGGAAAGGGGGGAGAGGTTGACGGGCCGCCGGTTCATCCAAACTGCCGGTGCGCCACGACTGTGAAATTGAAGGAAGGATCATGACTATTCCACGTGAAACACGGGGTACTATTGACAAACCAGGGAAAACAATGTTGAATATGTAAGTATATGAAACTATAGACATTTAACCCTTGAAATCCGGAGGAAATAGAAATGGGAGTCGACAGAGGCGAATTCTACGGCGGGGCCTACGACGGCGATCTGCGCCCGAGCTACCGCCGGGACAAGAACGAGAGGTACGTCTTCGAGCAGTTCATGGCGCTTCCGCTCTACGTCGATGAGGACGGCGACGGCGCGCCCACGGGCACGGCGGGCGACGTTAACATCATGAGGACGGACCGGAACAGCTTCGAGTATGTTGCGAAGGGTACACAGACTACGGTGAAGCATACCTTTGCGGCGACCGGTCTGGATGTGACCGGCGATGCCACGGCGGACGAAGGCTGGGAGATCACCCAGGGAATCACCTCGCGCAGTAGGGGTTACTTTACGGTCGGCACTGACGCATCCTTCTTCTTCGCGCTCACTTTTTCCATCGAGGATGTCTCTGGCACCGACGACTGCTTCGTGGGATGGCGCAAGGCGGAGGCTTACCAGGCTAATCTCGACGACTACGACGAGATGGCTGGCCTGAACGTTATCTCCGGCGATATTAAAGTCGAGTCCATCCTCAATGGTGCGACCACAAGCACCACGGATACCACCGATAACTGGGCTGACACCGCGTCGCACTGTCTCGCGACCTATGTCGGAGCTGATGGGGCCGTGACTTTCAAGATCGACGGGGCCGCGCCGTCGACCACCGCCACCTACACCTTCGATGATGGTGAGACTGTCGTGCCATTCTTCTTCTTTCTGCACGCTACCGACCTTGCCGGCTACATGCGGCTGACGCAGTGGGAGTGCGGCTTCGCGAGCGCGATCCTCTATCCGTAGGAGATAGGAGGCAGCATTATGCCTAGTCCCATAACTGGCAGCGGCGATTATTACGCCTTGATACAGGAGGCACACCAGAAGGCGACGAAGGACTCCGTCTGCTTTCTGAGCGGCGGCCCTCCGGAGGATTGCTCATACTGGGGAATAGACGGCCAGCCGGTCCCGGCAGCAGGAACAGGGGTATGGCCGGCGTACAACAATCTCGGCGCCACGGAGCACCTTGTTGCGCAGGCGAAGTTCACCTACGGCTCGGGCGGCACCACGGCGAAGTTCTATATCCAGTCTTCCTTCGACAAGGAGCGAACCTGGTTCGACATCATGTGCTTCGCCTTCGCCAAGACGACAGCGAGGAAGATAGGTCTTTCCACCTTGGGCGTCGAGGAGGCCAACCCGGAGAACATCGAGGATGCCGAGCTCGCGGACAACACCTCGCGCAACGGCGTCCTGGGCGACGTGTTCCGGGTCAAGTACGTCATCGTGGGAACGTACGTCGATTCCAGGATCTGCATCGCCGGGATAGCGAAGAGCTTCTAGGAGGGGAAAGTTGCCGATAAGATCTCATGACTTCGTGATCAACGGGCGCAACCTCGCCCTCCTTCCCTCGACGGCCATCACGACGGCGGTGACGGGGAGCCTGGGGACCGTCTTCGACAACCTGGCCGGCATGAAATATGTCGGGGCGATAGGGGTTTTCACTTACGGCTCTGGCGGCACCACGGCCAAGTTCTATCTTCAGACCAGCTTCGATGATGGGACCACCTACACTGACATCGCGTGCTGGTCGGTGACCACGGCGAGCGCGACGAAGTTCCACGTTGTCAAGTCGCCGACCGCCGTCACGGCGAACCAGGCAATCCAGGACGCGGCACTCTCGGCGAACACCATACTGGACGGCGTGCTCGGCGACCGTCTGAGGATCAAATATACGACGACCGGGACGTATGCTGGAAGCACCACGATGAAGATCGACGCGGTGGTGAAGGGGTAGAAGATGCTAGGCCCACATCTCGCGGAGAACGGCAGGAGCTTCGCGCTTCTTCCGTCGACGGCCATCACGACGGCGGTGACGGACCAGACCACCACGCCGGTCGTGGGGCTGGAGGGCTTCCAGCATGTCACCGCGCAATGTCTGTTCACCTATGGCTCCGGGGGCACCGGCGCCACCTTCTATCTCCAGACGAGCTTCGACGAGGGCACCAACTGGACCGACGTGGCCGCGTTCCGCTTTCCGGGTGTCGCGGGGCGGGCCGCTACGGACTTCGATGGTAGTGCGGATTATTATGCGAGAGGTGCAGGACTCACGGGAGTTGTCGATGGGAAGGTGGGGCTTTTTTCGGGATTTTTTCGGCTTGATGGAGGTGACAGCGCGCAGCAATACATAATTATCAACACAGGTGCTGCGACCAGAGTGCAGCGTCAGAACAATAACAAGCTAAGAGTGGTAATGGAAAATTCGGGTGGCACGGCGATCCTGGATCAATACAGCACGGGCACCTATACGACCAGTGCGATCTGGAAGCACCTTCTACTCGCATGGGACCTCGGCAACTCTAAAGCGTACATGTACGTTGATGACGTATCCGTTGGAGACACTCCTGGCACACTCACTGATGATACAATAGATTATACTGTGACGAACTGGAGTGTAGGAGCCGCTACAAATGGGGCTGGTCCAGTTAACGGCGCCCTCGCCGAGCTCTACTTCGCTACCGAGTACCTCGACATCAGCGTCGAGGCAAACCGCCGCAAGTTCATCTCGGCCAACGGCAACCGTGTGTACCTCGGCGCCGACGGCAGCACTCCGACCGGGACGCAGCCGCTGGTCTACTGTTCTGACGGCGACGCCTCCGACAACCTCGGTTCCGGAGGCAATTTCACGGCACAGGGCTCGCCGACCTCGATCACTGGCCCGGGGGTGGAGGAGATCCGCGAGTCAGTCAGTGCAGGACGGCGCGCTGACGGCGAACACTATCCTCGACGGCGTGCTCGGCGACAGGATGAGAGTAAAATATAGTACGACTGGGACGTTCGCCGGCAGCAGCATCAAGATCGACGCGATCGCGAAGGGGTAACGATGGCCACTGAAGTCCAGAGCCTGATCTTTCCGAAGGGCAAGTGGAGCTCCGAGGCAGCCGTCAAGAAGTGGGCGAAGGACCACGACTTCCACTCCGGGAAGGTCGACGAGACCGAGCAGTCCTGGCGCCTCCGCCAGCGCGAGCCGGGAGACTTCGTGCGCATGCGCACCATCTGCCTGAGTCCCGGAAGGGACACGGAGATGGATGATTGCAAAGTCAAGGCTGTGGTCGGCCCGATCAAGGCTTCAGAGGAGAGAAGCATGGCAGAGAGGAAGACGGAGGACGGGGAGCAGTTTCCGGCCGCCGCCTATGCCTACGTCCCGGATGCCGAGCACCCCTCGACGTGGAAGCTTCGCCTCTGGGAGTCGGTCGCAAAGAAGGAGACGGCGCCCCAGGTCGGCAGGGCGATCGCCGCGCTGGGGAAGGGCTTTCGAGGAAAGAAAGTCCAGATCCCGTCCGAGGATCTTTCCAAGGTCAAGGCGAAGGTGCGGGCGGCCTGGAGGAAGACACATCCCGACGCCGAGAGCGGCGACATGCCTGCCGTGATCAAGGCAAGCGAGGTGAAGATGAAGGGAAGAGTTTTGCGCACGAAGGATTTCCTCGGGAAGCTCCGCGAGCTTCTCGCAGGCAAGATCAAGGACGACGAGCTGAAGGACGTTATCAGTAAGGCGCGCTCCCACGCCTCGGCGCAGTCGCGCGCGCGCAACAAGGCCGACAAGGACAAAGAGGACGGGGAGAAGAAGCCGGAGAAGAAGGCCGCCTACGAGGATTACAGCCCGAAGCTCGAGAAGACGCACGAATCCGTGGACTACAAGCAGGCTGAGAAGGTCGGGAAGACCTGCGGCGACTGCAAGTTCTTCTACCGCTTCTCATCATACGACGGTACCTGCCAGCTTGTGGAGGGGAGCATCAACGACATCAGCGTCTGTGGCCTCTGGGAGGCGATCATCACCGTGGTTTCCACAGAGTTGGCGACCGACTGGAGACTGTTTAACGAGCTCTCTGCCGAGTTCCAGTTCGCCGAGCCGCCCGACTGGATCCCTTTTCTGCCGCGGCCCGGCAAGTATGAGAGCCCGAAGTATGGCGAGGTACTCATTTCCCGCGAGAGGAACGAGAACTTTGTCTCCAACTTCGGCAACGCGGTCTATCAGGAGAAGATCGCCATAGACGCGGAGCACGAGTCGAAGCTCTCCGGTGCGTTCGGCTGGATAACAGAAATGCGCGCGAACGAGGATGGAAGCGTGGATGCGTATGTAGAGTGGACAGAGTTGGGGGTGACGGCGATCAAGGAGGATAGATTCCGCTATTTTTCCCCCGAGTTCTACGACACCTGGCAGAATCCGATGACAGGGGAGACGCACAGGGACGTGGCGGTAGGAGGAGCGCTGACCACCCGCCCCTTTTTCAAGGAAGGGGCGCTCCGTCCCATCATTGCCTCGGAGAAGGGATTGACCATCCTCGAGGAGAGAGGCAAGGATACTTATTTTCTGATACCATTGACAGGAGGTGAAGAGGAAATGGAAGACAAAGACAAGAAGGACGAGTTGACCCTGCGTGCGAAGCTCATCGAGTTCCTGGGGTTGGGCAAGAAGGATGACGTGGATGTCAAGGTCGACGATGTCAAGGTCGACGATGACACCAAGATCGATGACACCAAGATCGATGACGTCAAGGTTGCTGCTTCCGAGGCGTTGTCCGAGGTCAAGCAGCTTCGTGAGGAGCTGAAGGAGAACAAGAAGACGATAGCCTTGCTTACCGAGAGCAACCTAAAGCTCGAGCAGGAGAATCGCAGGAAGCGGTTCGTCGAGATCGTCGGTGACGGCGAGGAGGATCTGAAGTTCATGGAGTCGATCGCCGCCAAGTTCGGCGAGGACAGCGACGAGATGAACCACTACGTCAAGCAGCACCGCGCGCACGAGGAGCAGGTGAGGCTTGCCGGGCTCTTCAGCGAGAATGGGAGCACCGAGATTTCGCAGGGCGGAGGATCGGCGGAGGCCGAGTTTCACGCCTTGGCGAAAAAGTTTGTCGAGGAGAGCGAAGGCAAGCTGGACTACAATGACGCCTATGAGAAGGCGATGAAGGAGAATCCTCAACTTTACGAAAGGTACACCGAAGAGTCTACTCTAAGGGTAGGATGAGCAATTTCGCTCGTCCCCGCCCTTTATGGGTATAGAGAGGAGAAAGGTTAAATGAAGGGAACAATTGCGAGAAAACAGGCCGGCTTCGAAATGACCTGGCCGGCAGCTGCCGATCTGAGCGACTACCAGTATCGTTTCATGAAGGCCGACTCGAACGGTAGGGTCAACATAATCGCTGCAGTGGACGACATCGTGGTCGGTGTCCTGGACAACGATCCGGCGGCGCTGGATCGCGGCGCGCGAATCATCCATAGTGGCGTCTGCAAGCTGGTCACTGACGGATCGTCCACGGCAATCACCCGCGGCAACTGGCTGGCATCCAACGCCACCGGCAAGGGGGTGAAGAGCAAGAGCAACATGGCTGTCGCCATGGCGCTCAATCCTTCCTCGGCTGACGGGACGATCATCTCGGCTCTCCTGATGCTGCATCCTATGCGTGTTCAGGACGACCATCTCGAGCTCATGGCTGATCAGGAAGCCAAGAAGCAGGTGCGTATTGGCTCGAAGGTTGCTACGATAACCTCCGATACGCATATGGGGTTCAGCTCCAAGCCGGATCTCGAGGGCGACGGCTCGGCCACCGTGACGGGATGCGAGATTTCACCGAGGATCAGCAACGGCGGCTCCGGCGCCAACCTGTACGGCATCGACGTGAATCTAGACATCAAGTCGGATGCGAGCTCGGCGGTACTCAGTAGCAATATGGTAGCGTTGAAGTGCAAGTTGGAATGTGCTTCTGCGCTGGTTACGACCATCACTGGAGAAGCATGCTGCCTGCGCTGCGAGCCGGCTCTCAGCGGCAATCAGACGGTCACCGGCAAGTACGTGCCGATCAGTATCAGGGATGCCACGCAGCAAGGCGTTGGAAAGAACTGGGATGGCGCGCTCATGATCGGTGGAGACGGTTCCATCGCCGATACTTCGAGCACGCCGAGCACGCAGGCAGGAATGATCAAGGTGCTCATCGGCACCACCGTGAGATATATCCGCCTCTACAGCGGTGCATAGTGGTCGATATCAATAAAGAGAAGGAAGGAATCCCGATCGGGGAGCTCTTTCCCTATGCTGAGATAGAGGAAATCACGGATCAGGAGGCGGCTCTCGTGCAGCTGCGAGAAAGCTACAAAGTGGATCTCCAAACAGCAACGCAGAATAAAGAAATCGTGCAAAACGAACTGAATCGTCTTCAGAGTGTGATCTATCAACTTGAGGGATGCGTCATGGCGATAGATGCCGCTTTGCCTCTTGTTCAAAAGAAAGGATGTGTTGTGAGCAAAGAAGAACCGACAGAAAAAGATAAACCTCTTCGGGTGGTTCCCAACGAGAACATTCAGCCACCTGAATTTGATTCAGTATCCGAGGAAAAAAAGGAGGAAGCATAGAAATGCTTTTGAAAAGTTTCGCACATAATCCGACCCGAACGAATCTTCGAGTCGATGTGCCGCTCACGAACATGAGCATCGGCTATAGGAACCCGGGATACATTGCCGACGAGATGTTTCTCGTCAGCCCGTCCCAGGTGAGGAGCGGCATCGTCCCGAAGTACGACAAGTCTCACTGGTTCCGTGACGCTGCGCAGCTGCGTTCGCCTGGGGCTCCGAGCCAAGGTGGCGGATGGGACACGGACGTCTCCGATACGTACTACTGCCACCGGTTCTCCTTCCGCTACGAGTACGACGACGACACCGCCGGCGAGGCGATGGCCCCGTTCAATCTCGACAGAGACGGGGTGGAGTTCGTCACCGACAAGATGCAGCTGAGGCGGGAGATCGCCTTTGCCACCGACTTCTTTGTCACCGGCGTCTGGGGGACGAGCAATACCCTCTCCGGGACCGACCAGTGGGACGACTACGCCGGCTCCGATCCTCTGGGCGACATCGAGACAGCGAAGGACACCGTCGAGGGATCTGCCGGGGTCGAGCCCAACTCGATTGCGCTGGGCAAGCAGGTGTGGATCAAGCTGAAGTGGCATCCGGACATCATCGATACCATCAAGCACACGCAGCGAGCGCAGATGACGACGGAGATCTTCGGTGGCCTCGCCGAGATTCCGAAAGTCTTGATCGGCCGCGGCATCTACACCACAAGCGCCGAGGGGACTGCTGAGGCGAGCGTTTCCTACACCAGGATCTGGGGTAAGAACGTCCTCTTTCTCTTCGTGCCTCCCGCACCTTCACTTCGCACGCCGGCCGCCGGTTACACCTATGTGTGGCAGCGGGTTGCCAGTGCGCTTCAGTGGATCAAGCGGATGAGAAACGAGGAGCGCGAGGTTACCATCATCGAGGGTAACAGCTACTTCGATCAGAAGGCGACCGCCACCGACTCCGGCTACTGGCTTGGCGCCGTCGTTTCCTGACAAGGAGGCGTTTATGCAGACAGAGGTTTGGGCAAGGCGTTCGTTTGCATACAGCGGTGTCGAGCATTCGCGCGGCTCGATCTTCTCTCTATGCGGCATGCGCAACGACGAGAAGCTGGTCCGTCTGGGCTACGTTCGCAAGTGCACCGAGCTGGATCTCGAAAGGAAGGTCCAGTGCGGTGTTTGCGGCGCCTGGTTCATCGGCGTGCAGGAGAGGGATCTCCATGGCAAGAAGATGCACGGCTCGCGCGAGATGCTCCGGCCTGTCGCCGGCAGCAAGATCGAGACGCCGCCATCAGCGAGACTGACAGGGAGCCAGGAGCGCGGCGGGATAGAGGACGAGAGCTCGGCGGTCGCCGAGGAGAGGAAGACGAATCAGATGGCTCCGCTCTATCTCGAGAACACTGCGGCTTCGCGCGACGCGGGAGTTGGTGGCATCGAGATAAGCTCGGGAGCGATAGCTGAGGCCAACAAAGCCATGGAGGACTCTGTGGTGGTCTCTTCTCAGGAGCAGCGGGAATCCCAGCCGGAGCAGGGCGGAAAGAAGATCAAAAAAGCCTCTCCGAAACGCAAGAGGAGCAAGAAGAAGAGGCGGAAGAAGACGAAGCTCCTGAGCCGGAAGAAGACGGGAGGCCGGCGAGGCAGGCCGCGCGAGAAGATTGTCGATGAGGCTCCGGATTCAGATTCGGAAAAACAGGATCAGTAATCGGCCTTATCGGCTAAGGGAGAATGGATGGCCGATCAATATATCGGTACTGCGAGCTGGACCTACGGCAACGACCCGGAGAACACGGCCCGGGACGAGGTCAGGCTCCTCAGCGGCGACTGTGTGGACACGCAGAAGTACCTTACCGACGCCGAGATCGCGTACTGCATAGCGAAGGAGCCGGTCACCGAGCTCGCGGCAGCCAAGGCAGCGGAAAATATAGCCGCGAAGCTCGCGCGGGAGATGTCGCAGGGCGCCGAGGGCTTCTCCGGCAGCCTGGATCAGCGGCGAAGGCACTTTCTCGACGTAGCGAAGGGTTTACGGAAGATGTACGGCCAGGGCGTGCCCGAGGTTGGCGGAATCGACGATGCGGACAACGACGCGCTGGATGACGAGGCCGACATCGTCCTGACAAAGTTCAAGATCGGAATGCACGACCATCCTTCGACCTATGACGATCCGGCGCTCTACAATCAGGAAGAAGAATAGTGGCGAAGACATACAAGTCCATCAAGGAGCTGAGCGCCGCGCACAAGACCGTCGGAAGGAACATAGACAGGGCGACGCGGACGGGTATAGACAGGGGCCTGGCCTGGACAATCAGGTACATCAAGAGCCATTTTTTCCGGCGCTCTGGCGAGCCCGGGCCGGGCTACATCGTCAGCAGGTCGGGGAGGCTGATCGGCTCCATCCGTGCGACGAGGGCGAAGAACGTCGGAAGGGCGGGCAGGATATACGGCTCCCTCCAGATGGGCGGTCAGTGGATCGCCTACGCGGCGATCCTCGAGTACGGCGGGAGGACCAGGCCGCACATGATCTATCCTAAAAAGGCGAGCGTCCTTCATTTCATCACGAAGGGGGGCGAGGAGGTCTTCACGAAGAGAGTGAGGCATCCGGGCTCCGTCATCGAGCCGCGGGCGGTCCTCGGTAGGGGTATGGCTCGCGGGACTCCGCAGATGATGAAGATGGTCGCGCAGGAGCACCGGAAGGCGATAAGGAAGTCCTATAAGTAATGGCACCAACCAATGAGCCCATACGCGAACGCATCCTGGATGACATCAAGGACGCGCTCGACGCCATCACGGCGGGGAGCGATTACTGGTACACGCCCGACGTGGTCATGAGGACCGATCCGCCGGTCCTGAAGTTGTTGCAGGGACAAAATGATACTCTCATATATTTCATCAGTGAGGGGAACGAGACGGAGGAGCACTGGTCCACCGGAGGCTACCAGCAGTGCGCGCTAGAGTGTTTCATATTCGGCTCCCAGCTCTGGGGTCCGACTTACCACGACGAGTTCGCGCGGGAGGCGGCGGGCGATGATCCGAAGTCCACGATGCGGAGCAAGATGGTGCACGACGTGAAGAGGGCTCTCAACGTGGACTGGACGCGGGGAGCGCTGGCGCAGAACACGAACATAACCGATGTACGACCGGCCTACATTGATGTCAGCGAGACGGTGCAGAGAGCCTGTTTCGAAATGAGGATGGAAATTCTTTACACATACCAGAAGTTGTCGCCATGATGGATGTAGCTGCTTCAAGAAGAGTGGACAGGCTTGAGGAGGAAGTCCGTTCGTTGAAAGACAGAGTCGAGATCTTGGAGCAGGTGCTCCTCGCGGAGCAGGAGCTTGACTTCAACATGGAGAGGCAGCAATGGATCGACGATTGCCGTGAGCGCGCGGCGCAGAGAAGGAGGGCGTCTTGAAGATAAATTTTGACTATCCGACAGAGCAGATTCAAATGAGTTTTGGCATATCATTGAAACCGGGCGAGAATGATCTGCCAGATGAAATCGCTGAAGAACTGGTCAAGGGAAGCGATGCGCTGATCGCATCCATCGCGAAGGCGTCGGACAAGAAGTCCGAGGAGGATGTGAGAAAAGAGAGGAAAGGAAAAGGAATATTTACAAAGGTAGTCGTTCCTGAAGTTCCAGTAACGACAACCAAAAGATCAACGCGCTCAGGAGGAGGCAAATAATGGTACAGTGGAAAGGAGCTATGTCGATCGGCGGCCTGGTCTATTCCGGCGGCGGGAATTGGGGCACTGAAGTCGCATGCGCTGCCGATAGCGGATTCGAGTTCACGAGTGAGAGCATCAAGCCAGCCGTGACTCTCATACCCAATAACGGGATAACCGGCACTATCTCTCAGCAACCAGGTGTAAAAGGAAACGAACTTCACGCAGGAGACATCACGGTCATTCCAGACTATAACTACATAGATCGTTTTCTTGCGCTGGTGTTCGGGGTCGGGACCAAGGCAGAAGGACCAACATGGTATCTACAATCGCTTTCTCCTCCTCCCCCTGATCATGAAGGCAAGCATGGAACATTGGTAATAGGGCACACCGGTCTCTATGTGAGAGCGATGCCGACGGTGAAGTTCACCGGCTTCACGTTGACTGCGACTCCTGACTCGATTCCGGAGTTCGTTTTTCATTGCGTTGCGAACAGGCAGATCGTAGATGATAGCGGGACCAATACGCTGGCTACTCAAACCAACATCACTCGGGTGAATCCAGGAGGCGGATACATCGGGTTCGTGGCAAGTTTCAACGATCTTCAGATTTGCCTGAAGGCTCGTTCCGCCGCCGCGCTCAGTTACACGACTGACGCGGTCTACGTGGACAACTTCACGATGACCGTCAACAACAACATGAGGGAGGCATCTGTCACGACGAGGAATGCGCCTTATGTTGACGAGCCTTTGCGTGACGGTTTCATGACGGCAAGCGGTTCGATGACTTTCAGCGCACTGACAGCGAACACATACGTTCTCGCCGACCTGGCGAAGACGGCGCAGAAGATGTATCTCAAGTTCGAGACGGCAGCGAACGAGTACTCCATCGAGTTCAAGTTTGCATCGCTTCAGTTTGAGGATGTGGATTCGCAGATCGGCGGGCCTGGACTCGCGCCTCACACGGTGAATTGGACGGCGCATAGACCTTTGGCGTCTCCTCCCGGCTTTGTCGGCAACGAATACAAGAGCGTCCCTGTGTGCTACATTCGAAACAAGCAGAATCGAAACGCGCTCGACGGCGTTTAAGGGAGGCTTTGTGGCATTCATACACGAGCATTCAGACACGACGAAGAACCTGGGGCGCTGGTATAAGATCGTCTTTGACGAGGAGATAAACAAGCCGGTCGAGCTCAGGATAAGGAGGCTGGGGCGCGAGGAGAGGAAGAAGATCGAGAAGCCCTTCCTCCGCGCGCGGAAGCAGAGGCGCGGCGGCCAGAAGGTCCTCGAGGTTCCGTCGAGCAGGCTCGAGGACTTCGTGATAGAAGCGGCCATCTACATGTGGACGGACGCGAAAAATCTTTTTGTGAAACCGCTTGATGATGGCGCCCTGAGTTTCTACAAGAAGCATCTGGGCGAGGACGGCCTCGAGAAGGGAAAGGATATCAGGCTGGACGGGAAGCTCGACAGAGAAGTCAAGCTCCATTTGATCGACGAGGACTATTCGATAGCAACGTTTATCACGGATAAGGGGATCCTGCTCGACGAGGAGATGGCCGACATCGACGAGGCCGAGGTAGAGCGGGAAGAGGCGGCGGCAGAAAATTTATAGCGTGGTTGGAGTTCAAGCTTGATTACTCCAACCTCACAGAGAGCAGATGTTCGGAGTGCAAAGTGAACGGCGGAAAAGAGACACCTTGCGTGCCGGATCATTACCTGAAGAAATATGAGGCCGACTTCTGTCGCCCCTGCCCGCGAATAGCACTACATACCATAAACGAGGATGCGAGCACCATGACGCTCTGCGCCCTGGGCGAGCACACGAAGGCGATCCTCCCCGCCCTGATCTTGTCTCTGGACAGGGACGGGGACGACCTGATCGAGTCGATGCGCAGATCCATCTTCGCCCTGAACAGCAAGAAGTTCAACGACGCGCTGGAGAGACACAGGAAGAAGCACAGTGGTTGAGAGAACCAACGTAGAAATCGGCGTGAAAGCGGATACGAAGAACGCCAAAGCAGCTTTCGCCAGACTGGGAAAGAGCTTCGAGGATAGCGGAGCGAAAATGGAGAAACTGGGCCATGGTTTAAAGACCATCGGAAGCACGCTGACAGCGGCAATAACGCTTCCTATTGTCGCCGTCGGGGCGGCTTCCTTGAAGATGGCTGCCGATGCTGTCGAGTCGGAAAGTCTCTTCGAGGTTTCCTACGGGAACATGGCGAAGCAGGCGCGGGAGTGGTCGGAGAAAACAGGGGAAGCATTGGGTAGAAATGCCTATGAATTGAGAAAGAATTCAGCGGTGATATTCACCATGACCGAAAACATGGGCTTGTCTCGCGAGGCTGCTTTCAAGATGGCGACTGGAGTGTCAGAGCTCACGCACGACATGGCTAGTTTCAGGAACATAAAAGGGGAGGAAGCCTTCAACAAGATAAGAGCCGGTATCACCGGGGAAACAGAGCCGCTCAAGCAGTTGGGAATCCTTGTTGATGAAGCCACAATAAAGCAGGAGGCTTATTCGACAGGTATAGCTGTGACGGGCACCAAGCTGACCCAGACGCAGAAAGTGCAGGCGAGATGGAGCGCGATCCTCAGGCAGACGACGAAAGATCAGGGCGACGTCATCAGGACGCAGAACTCGTTCGTGAACTCAATCCGTGCGATGAGGGAGAAACTTGCCGAGACATCGATCGAGCTTGGACAAGCCTTGTTGCCTCTGTTTGAAAAGCTTCTACCGCATCTTCGCGGCGGTGTGGAGTGGCTCGGGAAGCTTGTCGAATCGTTCAAAAATCTGTCTCCATCAATGCAAACCACGATCATCGTCTTTACGGGGCTACTTGCTGCCATCGGTCCGGTGATAGCGACGGCCGGATTGCTGACAGTTGCGTTGGGTAGCGTCATGACCGCTGTAGGGACGCTGACCACCGCGATGGCCGGCGCCGGCGGATTGTCCGGAATTCTTGCCACCTTGGCCGCCACCGTTCTTCCTGCTCTGGGGACGGCGCTGGCTGTGGTAGGCACCGCTATCGCCGCCTACAAGTTGACAAAATGGACGATGGAATGGACTGGATTAAGAAAAGCGGTTGATCGATACTATGAGATATTGTTGCGTGTCAAGAAGGAATTGCCTCCAACCTCGCAGCAAATGACCGTGATGGAAAAGGCGAGCCGCCTCGCTGGACGCGAAATAACCGACTGGTCTGAGGCCATGAAGATCGTCAACAAAGATCTCGCAGAACAACGTGAAAGGATGGAGCGGTACACCAAGAAACTGGCGGAAAACAATAAGACTACGGTAGTGCACGTGAAGTCTCTTCGCGAGCAGGCCCGCGAGATGCTGTCGGTGAAAAAAGAGACGGATAAATTGAAGCAAGCCACGTCGCTCGCCGGACAGGAAATCCGCGACATGGCACTTGCTGAAGCTGTCTTGAACGAGAGTCTCCGCACAATCGACCGGACGATTGATCCTGTCTACGCCGACATGACGAAGATGCCCCCCGTTCTTGATATGACCAGCTACTCGACTGAAGCACTGGTCAAGATGCTGGATGTCTACGCCTTCAATCTAAAGAACAAGGTCGAACCGGCGCAGAAAGACTTCTTCGAAGGCGCCATAACGATGTCAGATGAGACATTGAGGAGCCTCGGTATCCTCGGATCGGGAACGGATCGGTTCGTCAGCCTCTGGGACAACTCGCTCGGGCAAGCAGCCGACATCATACGTATATTCGAGGGGAGCGTGGCGGAGAGCATCGGTCGAATCATCGGCTACATGGCGGCAGCACAAAAGGGCGGGGAGGACTTCGCCGCCGGCTTCAGGAGCGGAAATTGGGGTCAGGCGATAGGAGGGCTTGTCCAAGGTGTCTCCGCCGTGGGGGCTGCCACCGCCACGGGCGGGCGGGCGACGCGGACCGCCGGCGGGGCGCTGGCCGGCGCGAAGCTCGGTGCCGGGATAGGATCCGTCATCCCAGGGATAGGTACGGCAATAGGCGCCGGTGTGGGCGCTCTGGTCGGCGGCCTGATAGGTCTCTTCCGCGGGCGCCGCGAGCGCAAGCTCATGGAAAAGGTCGGCGAGGACTACGGCATATGGATGACGCAGGCCATGGCGAAATCCGTCACCGACAAGGCGAAGGAACTGAAGATCGCCGACGAGCTCGCCGCGCTCCTCTTCACCGGCGAGATGTTCCGGGCTGGCATGGTGAGCGTGAAGTCCTTCGGCATGATGTTTACCGATCTCATGAAGGGCGTGAAGGAAGGCACCATCCCGGCGAAGGAGGGCCTCGAGGCTATCGACGACGCCTTCAAAGCGATGGTCGAGTCTGCCGGGACCATGGGCGACGCGGGCGTGTTCCAGATCGGCCGGATGGTCAACGAGATGCGCGAGATGGGGATGATGACCCAGGAGGTCGCGCAGCAGGTCGCCCAGTGGGTGGGGGAGGGCATCAGCAGGCTGGGCGACTACTTCGGCTACCTGGCGGAGCAGACCGAGATCACGGGCGAGCAGGCCAACGCCGCCGTGCAGCTCCTCGCCGCGGGATTCGCGGCCGCGATCGAGCAGACGGGAAGCCTCTATGCCGCGATCATGTCTTTGCCGGAAGGTTTCGGCGCGCTGATCGAGAGGCTCGGAGAGATGATAGGCACCGAGAATGAGGCCTTCCTCCGGATGCAGGAGCTCTACGACTTCGTCCAGGACAACGAGGCGACTCTGGGCGCCATCGCCGCGCTGGGCGACGCGCTGCGGGCCTTCGGCATGGCGGGCATCCTAACCGCCGCGGATGTCGAGGCTCTCGGCACCTCGATGGGGGCGGAGTTCCAAAGGCTCATCGATTCAGGCGCCGATCTTACCAGCATAATCGCGGCGGTCGGTCCTGAACTTGCCGTCCTTTACCGGGCCTACAAAGAGCTTGGGATGGACGTGCCGCCATGGTTACAGGGCATTGCAGAGGATCTCAAGGGCATGGAGCCTCCCCGCGATACCAAAGACATCTTAGGCTCTATCGAGGATGCCATCTGGTTGATCGCCCAAGCCTTGGGTGCCGCAGTCGGCGAAGCGGAAGATCTTGGTACTGCTATTGGGAACATCCCAGATACTCCTGGTGGTCGAGGCGGCGGCGGCAGAGGCGGCAACGGCGAGGGTAACGGTTTTCATGAGGGGCGAGGCGGGCAGTTTGGTGCCATGGTTTCACCTCGATCTGGTGGCGAGTTATGGAGATTGGGTGGTGAGGGTGAAACCGAGCTCGTTGCGCCGGTGAAAGCCTTCATCAAACAGCTTGCTACAGACATGCGCCAGATGGGAGACGGAGGGACGATCACGGTCAATCTGATGCTGGACCGGAAGGTGTTGGCGAAAGAGGTTGTTCGGAGCGTCAACGAGGGCCAGCGTCACGGCTACATCGATCCTACCGGCGAGGGGGCGGAGACAAGATAATGGCTGCGAGTGAGCCTGAATTTCTCATAACCAACTTGATAGATTCCGCTACTCTCAGCGAGTCTTCGGAGGAGACGGCGCTGACGACCGAGAATATCCAGAGCCTGTTCAGGACGAAGGTGTGGAGATCCGATTCCGGCTGGAACATCGTCGCCGGCGTCAACGACAAGATCGATATCACGGAGGGCACCACCGGCGACGCGGTCGCCACGCTCGCCGCCGGCAACTACGCGACCGGCGCGCTAATGGCGACGCAGGTGGCGACGGCGATCAATGCTGCCGCCACGGACAATACCTGGACCTGTACCTACAGCACCAGCACGCGCAAGTTCACGATCGGACACGACGAGGGAGGAGACGGGGAGACAGGCGGTCTCGAATGGGCGACCGGCGCGAGCACGGCGACCACGGCGGGACCGGATCTCGGCTTCGCCGTCGCGGCGGACGACACGGGAGCAGCGAGCTACGTTGGGGACAACGCCTGCCGGTGCTCCCGCGAGTGGGTTGGCATCGACCTCACCGCCGCCACGCAAGTGAAGCGGGGTGCCATCGTCTCGCACAACTTCTCCTCGTCGGCCGTGGTCACGCTCTACCGGCACACCGCGGACACCCTCAGCGCGGCGACGGCCGTGGGGACCCTCACCTACGACGCCGACTTCATGTTCATCGAGTGCGACGCGACGTACCGGTACTTCTGGATCCACGTGGAGGACGTCGACAACAGCGACTCCTACATCGAGATAGGGCGCGCCTTCCTCGGCGACTACAGCACCACGGCCTGGATGGCAATGGGCATGGAGCTCGTCATGGTGGATCCGAGCGAGCCCACGCGGACGCCAGAGGGGTACGTGGGGAGGAATGAGCGGACCCAGCACAAGCAGATGGTGTTCAGCTTCGGCTATCCGATGAACGAGACCGACCGCGACACCCTCATAACGATATACGAGACTATCGGCGCCTACAACCATTTCTTCTTCCGCCCGGATCCGAACGAGGAGATCTTCACGCAGGCGGATCTCGGCGGGATGTACGGCTATTTTCTGACCAGAGATGTCGGCCTGGAGGTCGTGTCTGGGGCGACCACCTGGAGGCCGAGCAGGATCGTCTTCGAGGAGGCGCGGTGACGACGAGATTTGACGATGCGGTGACCGAGGTCTCGAGCCAGAAGCATCTCCTCTTCGAGGTCGAGCCGGCCGAGGCATTGTGGAACTGGACGCTGACCGACGGGAAGACAAACACCTATGAGATCTCCTGGAATCACCTGGCGGCCACGGACGTCGTCAAGGGCGGCTTCTACCGGCGGCTGATCGGCATCGAGGAGGACGGTACCGCGCTCAGCGAGACCGATAGCATCGCGAACGTCGAGGCCAACGCCGGCTACTACTACCACGACGAGTCGGCGCAGAAGATCTACGTCCATACGACGGGCAGCGCGGACCCCGACACGCTCGACATGGTCGCGGGGATCTTCCGGCTGCACTTCTCAACGACAGGCAAGACCTTCGTGCAAGCCGCCGGTGCCAATGCACGGGATTTCGGCGGCGCAGCCGACTGCTATTCAAAAGGAGCACCACTTGATGGTGTTGCTGATAGCCCAAAGTTCATATTTAGTACTTGGTTCCGACTTGATGGTGGCGATGGCAACGATCTATTCTTCTTTAATGGGGATGCGGCGCCGATTGCTTTCACTATACGAAGACAGAACACCACCAACAAAATATTGATCTATTGCTTAAATTCTGCTGATGATACCGTTCTGTACGTCACGAGCTTGAGCACATATATTAGCTCTCCTACATGGCATCATATTTATCTTTCTGTGGATCTATCGGAGCTTGCCCTGAATTTATATATCGATGGCGTCGATGACAAAGGACTTGTCACTTTCTTATTAAACGATACGATGGATTTCACTCTGGGTCGATGGGACATCGCATCTACTGGTGTTTCGGGTTGGCTTGATGGTGTCCTTTCCGAGTTTTTCTTCAATCCTGGTGAGTACCTAGATGCCGAAGGACGCTTCAAGTTCAGGGATGTCAACGGCGAACCTGTGCCGTTGGGTGACAACGGGGAGTTGCCGACCGGGACGGCGCCGCCATGCTACTTTCCAGATGGCGATGCATCCAACAACCGAGGCACTGGCGGCAACTTTACGGAAGTAGGCAGTCCGGCGGCAGTATCAGGCCCAGCAATAAGGGCGCGATCCATCAATTACGAGAAGCGCGTGCTCTCGGACAGCACGGCCAACGTCTCCGAAGAGGCGGTGGATCTTGTTGCCGGCAGACAGAGGACGACGAGGGGCGAGATCTCGTTGGACAACTCCGACAAGCTTTTCGACAAGCTGAGCCGCGCGTGGAACTGGAAGAACAAGCAGGCGCGGTACCGCTTCGGGATCGACGACATTCCTTTCGCCGAGTACCAGACGACGGGACGGCTCGTCGTGGATGACATCGCGCCGCGGGAGGACAGCTTCACGCTCTCGCTCGTCGCGGGAACCGAGGCATGGCGCCATCGTTTTCCCATCACGCCCCACTTCGGTGCGGGGCTCGGCGAGGGCGTCATAGGGACACGGGTGCCAATCCTGATCGGGAGCAAGTCGGATATCATCCCCGATCTCGTCGATGACGAGGCGACCAATCCGAACGAGTGGGTCTATCGGATAGCGGACAATACCTATCAGACGCTCGACGCCGTCTCCGCTGTCTACGCGATCAACAGGAGCACCGGTGCCCGGACGACGCTCACTCTTACCACTCACTACACTGTCAGTCTCGCGACCTGCTCGATCACGGTCCTCGATGCGTTCGACGCCGGCGCGGAGATCGAGGAGAAGTACGAGATACGGTGCGACGCGGTCGGGCAGCCGGCGGCCAGCGGAGACACGAGCACGGACTATTTACAGTTGCCCGGCGAGGTGGTGCACTGGATACTCAACACGTTCCTTGGCCGCTCAGACAGCGTTCTTGATCTCGACTCCTTTTCCACCGCGGACACGGCGGCTCCCTTTGATCTGGCGTTCTGGATCAAGCGGGAAACGACCATCCGGGAGGTTCTCCGCGGGATCGAGCGCTCGGTACTGGGCACCATCCGTCCCAAGGAGAGCGGTATCGTGGGGCTCTACATCTGGGATCCGTGGTCGGGGGACGCGGATGCGATAGCGCTCAGCGACGAGGACTTCTTACATTTTGAGGCGGACGTCAAGATGGGCACGGTCTACTACAAGACGAGCGTGCTCTACGACGAGAATCCGGCAAAGAAGGGCAGCTTCCAGGTAGAGACGGCGACGCACGACGCAACTCGATATCTCAATAGTAGTGAAAATTATCTCAAGATTGAGACATACCTGAAGAACTCCTCGGACGCGCAGCTTATCGCGCAGAGGATCAACTTCCTCTATCGCGGAATCAACGTCGAGATCGACTTCGCGGAGCGCGGAATACGGATGATGGATCACGAACTCTACCAGCGCGTTAAGGTGACGAAGACGCGCGCGTCCTCGACGGCGGGCAGCCTGTCCAGCCGGCTGATGGAGCTCCTCGAGATCGAGAAGGACTTCGTCACGCCTCGCGTCACGGGGCGGCTCGGAGATTTGCGGGGACTCGTCGACGTGATTGGGAAGTGGACAGAGGCAACCGCGCCCACATGGAGCGCCGCGACGGACGAGGAGAAGGCCGCCTCCGGCTTCTGGACCGATGCGAACGGACTGGCCGACGCGAGCGACCTGGCGAGCGCCGGGGTGAGTAGGTGGTGGTAGAGATGCCGTTTAGCCCCATGAATCCTGTGAGGGTTGGCCCTTTTGACCGGAATAGCTACAAGGATCTGTTCAAAGATGGGAAGGAGCCTATGTTACTCAAAGACCACGCAGTGAAGACGGAGCTCGGGGAGATCAAGACGATAGTCGCCCACTGCGACTACTGCGGCAAGAAGCACATGGTGGGGGACGGCGTGGTCGGCGGCGCCATGGGCTGGCATGAGGCGCGGCGGTTCGACCGTGATATGCCGCCAATACATTTCTGTTGCCTGGATCACCATATTAGGGGTCTCCAGCGATTTCAGGCCAATGGCGTCAAGGAGCTCGATCGCGGCAACTGGCCGATTATTCACGGTCTCTGCTGCTCGGCGAAGGAGGAATAATCGTGGCGTTCGACGACAGTAACCCTGTTTCGGTCGGTGATCCGACCAGGAAATCTGACTTCGATGTCGCGTTCGACAACACGATAGCCTTACATGAGGGAACCATCGAGCACGACAAGATAGGGATCGGCACAGCGGCGATCCCGCACGGCGCCAAGGGCATGGCACTTCTGGCCATCGAGGGGGCCGACTCCAGCACCTCCGGTCCGCATGTGCAGATCACGACGGATAGCGACGACTATCCGCTGTTCCAGATAAAAGGATGGGCGCATGATGACATGGGGCTTTGTTTCGATTGCTACCACGACGGCTCGAACTTTGTGAGCTCGGATGCGGGCTCGAATTACCTGATCACGAAGGCCGGCGACCTCCTGAAGTTCTACGTGGACACAGGCACGGCGGCGGGCGCCAATCTGTCGGTCATAGCGGTGGGTTGCTTCAACACAGCCGGGCACGTGGGCTTCGGCACAGTCTCCGTGGACACCTCGGCCCTGCTGGAGCTCGACAGCACCACGGGGGCACTGCTCCTACCGAGGATGACGGAGGCGCAGCGCGACGCGCTCACAGCGGTCAACGGCATGGTAATTTACTCTACTGATAACAACAGAATTGAGGCTTACGAGAACGGAGCATGGGTAGATTTGTAAGAGAGGAGTAACAAGATGGCCAAGGTCAACGTACAGGTCTTCATCGACAAAGTCGCGGCGGTGGATCAAGCGGCGATCCGGGACAAGATCCAGGATTTCGTAGACGCCCAGCCGGGCGCCAACATGAGACGGTTCGCATATACAGAGGAGGCGACAGCCAAGATCAACATTCATATCTTCGTCGCCAACGTTGCGCTGACGGAGGTGGAGGCGGTCAGGCAGAAGGTGCAGAACTTCCTGGACTCCGTGCCCGGCGCGCGGCTCACGCTGTTCGCATGTATCGAGGAGTAGCATAAATGACCAGACGTTATCGGAGCCTGGATCTGCTCCACCCGGACTTCCGTATCCTGGCGGATCGATTGCTGATCAAGTGTGTCGAGGCGCGGATCATGGTGATGGTGGTGGAGACCTGGAGGAGCCAGGCTTCCCACGAGGAGGACGTCAAGGACGGGCGCTCGTGGACCACCAGAAGCAAGCATCAGAACACGATCGACAGGGCGGAGTTGCAGGAGCTCTTGCATCAGGAAATACCGGCGTCCCTCGCCATCGACATCGCTCCATATGATCAGTACCAGCTTCACGGTTTCGACAAGCTCCAGTGGGACGCAGACGATCCGATCTGGCAGAAGCTCGGCAAGATCGGCGAGTCGCTCGGACTCAAATGGGGTGGGCGTTTCAAGACGGTTCCCCCGGATATGGCGCACTTCGAGGCACCGTGGGCATGAAATTCATCCTTGCGCTGATCGCGCTGCTGCTGTCGTGCGACGGGACTTTCACGCCGTCATCGGTCAACACGACCTCGACCTCGACCTCGACATCGGTTCCGGCGCGGCCGCCCCGAGTAGACCAGCGCCCCGACCTGTGGAACATTCGAGGCGTGACGGCGTTCGGCGCGCCGCTGCTCGAGAAGCCCGAGCTCCTCTCATTCATCCACCACGTCCAGAACTACGGCGTCAACATCCTCCGTGCCGGCGCGCAGACCGACGGATGGTGCGGGCACAGGCAAATCTATCTCGATGAGTGCTGTGGACCGGAGCTCGGCACGGAGGCGTGGCGCGAGAACCTGGTTCGCTTCCTGGATGTGACATCCCGAATACCGGGGCTCTACGTCCAGTTGATACCTACCTTTACTCATAAGCAGAACGGCTACCAGCAATGCCTCTGGATCACCGAACAGGTCATCGCCATCCAGCAGGCGGGATCAGAGGATGATCCACGTCCCTATGAGCACGTGGTTTGGGAGGCGGTAAACGAACCGAACCATCCCATCTCACGACTCACGATGAGGCAGGTCGTGAGGCTCCTCGAGCTCCTCCGGGAGACGGAGCTCGCCGTGGGAGTGGACAGCGGCGGCGGCGACGCGCATCCGTGGGAGGGCCACTATCCGCCAGAGTTCCTGCCTTATGTGGACTACATCGCGTTCCACCCGCCGCGGCACGTGAACGGCTGCACCCCGGCCAGGCCAGGCCTGGCGCGGCTGAGGAAGGTGATCGGCAGCTACGGCCTGCCCGTGTGGCTCGATGAGACCACGGGCTACATCAGCGACGAATCCAAGGCGCTCTACGGCATCGGCGATCAGAACGGTCACTACGCCGCCTGCGGCGGCAAGACCGAGAAATACCGGAAGCGCCTGACCCAGGAGTACATGGAAGACACGGAGACGGCGGGCGGCATCTGGTTCACGCATGCCCCCTGGCTTTTTAAGTGCGACCGGCTCGGCTGGCTGCCGTCGTGACAGGGAGATAATGATGGACGAACTCTCACACTGTACAGATGAAATAGATGAAATTCCGCCGGATCCTAGTGGTATTTTCTTTTCGGGGAAAGACCATGATTCTATCCTGACGATAATTGTTGCTATAGTAATCTTTCTCCTGGGAATGCTGGCTGGATGGCGATTGTAACAGGGAGAAAATAATGGACGGATTCGGGACGGAGTTGGGCGGCACTGCCATGCTTCTCGTGATCGTGTCGAAAGTCATCGATCTGCTGAAGGAGCGGAGAAGCAGGAGGACGGCGGTGGCGGTCGCAGACAGGAGCGAGAAGGCAAACAGCAAGAACAGCCCGGAGGAGATTACCTTGTCGCGCAAGAGGATGAACGGAAAGTCTTCGATAGACTTCATGCTCCACACGCTGAACCAGCATACGGAGGAGATCGGCGTGATCAGGAGGGATATAAGTAGGCTGCGCGAGAGCGTGGGGAGGATAGAAGGGCGGCTAGGGCTGGAGCCGCGCTAGCTTTTTAAGGAGGTGCATTGTGTTCGATCTGAAGAAGGTCAAGTGGGCGACGGGGGAAATCATTCTCCTGGAGAAGGTGGTCAACTTCATCGACGCCGTCAGGGCGGAGCAGGACGACGAGGATCCGCACGAGATCGACTTCGACGATTTCGTCAACATCGTCAGGAAGAGCGGCGGGCATCTCGTCTATGCCATCAGGCACTTCATGGCGCTCGGCTCGGCGAGGGCGATGCTCGACGAGGCCACGGATCTCCTCGCAATGGTGAAGCGGTACTACGGGCTGTTGGAGGACAAAAATCCGAAGATGAGAACGGCCAGGCAAAAGGTGAAAACTTAGAGATAACCCTTCCTCGAATCGACGATGGGCGTCAAGTCTTCTCGACGGATGGTGTCGTCGCCGGTAATCCATACGGAGGCGACGTGCGGCTCGTCCACGAGCTCGGCGCCGTCTCCGAGGTCGAGGAACTTTTCCCTGTTCTCCACCTTCGAAAGATCGATATAGTAATCTGTGAGCCGCTCGTCGATGTGCACGTCGGTGGGACGACAGTCCCAGCTTGCCAGAAAGTGGCGCCAGCCGTTCTTCACCTTCGGCCAGCAGGAGAGAGCGAGGAACGGGACTCCCAGAGCTGCGAGGAAATTTCTGCGCTTCATGATTCCAACTCCAAATTAATAGTTGTATCTATTGTGGCACATGCCGTATTTTCTTCTTGAGAACGATTGACTGCCTTTTCAAAAGCATCAAGCCGGCGATCTTGTTCTTCTGGGGGGAGCTTCGACAGCGAATCAAAGAGGATATCAGTCGCCTTGGTAGCAAACTCTTCTGGTGTTAATTTTTTGTTCTTCATGATTTTCTCTCTTTCATTACCACGATGACGGCAAGAAGAACGCCAACCGGAATACAAGCTACTACACCCTGCCAGAAAGTCAAAACGCCTTGCATATAAAGTATACCGAGAAAGAGGCCGTAAAAGGCAGCGGCGACACTAGCCTTCACCCTAAGCCTAAACTTCATGGTTTTTCTCCTTCCTTTCTTTAATGCACCATCTGGCGAGGAAGTGCCGTTCCATCTCTCCGAGCGTCACCTCCCGCCGCGGCCGGCCCGCCGTCGGGACCAAAATAGTATTGATATATTTTTTCTCCATCGCGTAGGCGACGGCGTACCTGGATATCCCAAGCGCCTTCGCGGCGCCCGTGATCGAATACCTCCTGTCCTGTCTCCGGCGCTCGTCGCGGTGCCATTTTGCACCGCAAATCGGAGAACAGTATTTCTTTTGCCTTCCGCTGAGAGGTATTTTGCACTGGATACACAATGCTGGATATCTGTTATTTGATTTGGGCGGTCCTGCAAGCATACGTACGGTTTCTGGCTATGGTTTCATTCCGTCGCGGTGCTTTTTTTCACGATATCGCCTCCAGCGCTCCTGGACGGCCTTCCTGCACCGCTCGCTGCGCTTCTCCGGTGTCGAGCTCGCATGAAGGGATTTGGCACCCTTACGGCCGATTCTGGCCATGTACGCCGATATCTCCGGACTGATTTTCTTCTTCCTATTCATGATGTCATTATTATACATGTCAGCTATGCTTTAAATCAAATACTGTAAATCATTGAAAATAAAGGACTTATAAAGCCTGCAAACCATTGAAAATAAAGGACAAACTTTTTTTCTCGCTTTCTGTAAGTCATTGAAAACAAAGGGTTTAATATTTAAAAAACACTAAAATAATGCTTGACATATACTTGGCTGTCATGTATTATGAAAAGCAGTCAGTCAGTGGTAAATGTCCTTGCGGACTCAAGGATCGCTGCGGATTCAAGCCTCGCGCTTGGCCTAGAGAATCGCGGCTCGCTGCAAACGGCGTGAAGCCAAAGCTGACGGCCAGGGGAAAGACACTGAACGGTAACTGAGGTTACTTTTCTCTGGATTGAGCTCTAGCGATTTCATAACAATCGCCGCGATGAGCGCCTTCCGAATACGGTTCAAGAGCATAGCCAAGAGTAGCTCCGCTGAGGCAAGGCAAAACTTTAAGTCCAAAGCCTACCGATATCGGAGAATCCGAAGAAAAGAGTTCGAAAGTGTATAAAACATTATTCCTTCCTCCTCCTTTTGCCGGGTGGGCGGCAGCAAGATCGCCTGTCCAGCCAAGCCATCGGATAGCAACCACTATTCGATGGCTTGGCTGGATCCAATCCGGGATCCTGGAAAAAGGAGGACGGGAAGATGACGAAGAAAGAAGCAGAAAAGTGGTTGGAATCCTTGCCATCGAAACATGTCCAGGCAAAGCAATGCCTGACGCAGCTCGAGCAGCTCCACCGCGCCGGTCACATGGATGACCGGGCATACCGGCTCGAGCAGAGACGCGTGGCAGTCGTATTCGCACTTGCGAGGAAACTGGCCGGCGAGATGGGTTGAGCGCCAAGCGGCAAGCGGACGGTAATAGTATCGTCTGCTTTCCAGTTGGTTCAATCCTGAGCTAACTAAAAAGGAGGACGGGAAGATGATAACAAACAAGGAAATCAGGGAATATCTCGGCCACAATGGCCGTGAATGCAAAGTCGTGATCCGCCGAAACGGCTCCGTTGAAAGATACGGTAGCCCCAACGAGACAGACCGCTCCAAAGACTTCTGGACGTACATCGGTGAGATAGGTGACATCAGACGGCGGATTGAAAAGGGAGAAGGATTCACGATTTGAGAATTGAGCGCCAAGCAGAGGTACTCGACAATTGCCGAGTACCTGCTAGTTGGTTCAATTCGGGACCAAAAAAAGGAGGACGGAAAAATGAGAATCAAGAGTAGCGATAGGATGTCCAACAGCGGCTTCCATCGATCCGGCGGGAAAGGATCCGGAAGAGGATCCGGGGCGGCTTATTGGTGGCTCCGTGGTCCCGACGGATTTGTGGAGCTCCCCGAACGTGTGCGAGGCGACGACTATCTGGAGATTGAGATCGAGTTGTCACCGGGTGAATATGTCCTGGGTGTCGGCCGCGGGAAAGACGCGATTCGAGAAAACATCAAAGTAGGTTGAGCGCCAAGCGGCAAGCGGACGGTAATAGTATCGTCTGCTTTCCAGTTGGTTCAATTCAGAATCGATAAAAGGAGGACGGGAAGATGACGAGAACGGAGAAGCTTCAGCTCGCGATGAGCAAGATGAACGACGCCTACAAGCTGGTTTCCGACGCCATGGACCTCGCGCAGACGGAGGACTGCAAGGTGGAGCAGGTCGAGAGCGATCTGTGGAACGTGGCATCCGAGATCGAGCACGACATGCAAATGGAAGAGGAAAGAGAAAGGGACGAGCACTGGAATTGAGCACCAAGCGGAGGGCAGGCGGCAAGGTCGCCTATCCTCCAGTTGGTTCAATCCGGAGTCGACTGAAAAGGAGGACGGGAAGATGAAAGGGAAAAGAAAATCATATCCATCCACCAAGCGATACACAATCACCCATGTCATCCATTTGGAAAGCGGGCGTCAGATAGTCCGCCATATGGCAAAGGAGTGGAAGACAATGCGAGGTGTTCTCAACGCTGCCGAACGGCTTGCTGTATGGATCGGTGAGCGACACGATGACGAAGGAGTTATCCACAACTCCTTCGTCATAACGGATGAGATGGGACAGTTCAAGACAGTTCGCTGTTCGGCGATATCTGAGTTGCCGAACTGCCGTCACCCGATGGGTTGAGCGCCAAGTGGAGGTACTCGGCAATTGTCGAGTGCCTGCCAGTTGGTTCAATCCGGAGCCGACAAAAAGGAGGACGGGAAGATGAAAGGGAAGCATTACCATGTCTACGTCAACGACGGCGCCGGGAAGATCCTGGAGCCGTACAAGCCCTTCATATCTTTCAACAAGGCGGGAAGCCAGGTGAGCGAGGACTTCGGCGCGCCGCTGGAGGACCAGGTGACAAAATTCCGCTTCCGCGACGAGACCTTCGTGGAGTACGAGCCGGAGACGGTCCGCATCTCCGGATGCGAGGGGGAGTGCGCCACCGACGACTTCTACAACAAACGGATGAAGTTCGAGAAGAGGACGGGATCGCGGAGAAACATCTACGTCTGAGGATTGAGCGCCAAGTGGAGGGCAGGCGGCGGTAGCGTCGCCTATCTTCCAGTTGGTTCAGTTCCGAGCCAGCTCAAAAAAGGAGGACGGGAAGATGGAAAGAAAGCTGATAGAGACAATCAAGGCGGCGCGACGTGTCTCCACGCCGCTTCTCTGCGTGACTACGGCAGACCAGCAGGCAGTGGTGGCAAGCATCTGCGAGTCGATCAACGGCGCGAAAGGGGATATAGGGGATATAGATACCTCGCCGCCGAAGATATCGTGGGACGCCGTGCGCGGTTTCGTCGCTCGCAACGCGACAGGCAACGGGGCGCTCCAACAGTTCGATCAGGGCCAGGACATCGCCACGATATCGTCAAACCCGATGGAGGCCATCGCGATGGCGGCCGAGCTGCCGGCGAAGACTATCCTCCTCTGGCACAACGCGCACCGCTTCATAGGCGACGCCGTCGTAGCACAGGGGATAGCCAACCTCCGCGACGAGTACAAGCAGGACCGGCGCACGCTGATCCTGCTCGCGCCGTCGCTCCGGTTGCCCGCGGAGCTCGCGGCCGACGTCGTCGTGCTCGACGACCCGTTGCCGGATGACACGGAGCTGTCTTCCGTCCTCGGCTCGGTGTACGAGGCGGCGGGTGTCGAGGTTGCTTATGCCACCTCGAATCCTGAGATCGTCGACTCGGCGACGGCGGCCGCCCGTGGGCTCTCCGCCTTCGAGGCGGAGCAGGTCTTCGCCATGAGCCTCACCAAGGACGGGATCGATCTGGACGAGGCGTGGGAGCGGAAGATCGCGGCAGTCAACAAGACGAAGGGCGTCGAGATGGTCCGCGGCGGCAGGGAGACATTCGACACGCTCGGCGGCCTCGAGCAGGCAAAGAAGTTCATCCTGCAGAGAATCGCCGGCCCAAACCCGCCAGCGGCCGTCGTGTTCATCGATGAAATCGAGAAGTCGATGGCGGCGGTGGGAACGGATACCACCGGCGTGAGCCAGGACTTTCACGGTGCGTTCCTCAAGTGGATGGAGGACAACGAGCTCGACGGAATGATCCTCGTGGGGCCGCCAGGTAGCGGAAAGACAGCCTTCGCCCGTGCCGTCGGCAACTCGGCTGGAGTACCGACAATCACCTGGGACCTGGGTGCGATGAAGGGCTCGCTCGTCGGCGAGAGCGAGTCCGCGATCCGGGAGGCGCAGAAGATCTCCTCGAGCGTGGGCGGCGGGCGGATCCTCGTCATCGCGACATGCAACAAGCTCGACGTCCTGCCTCCGGAGCTCCGGAGAAGGTTCACGTCGGGCATCTGGTACTTCGATCTTCCGACGAAGGAGGAGAGAAAAGGGATCTGGCAAATCCACGCGGAACGCTACAACATCAAAGGAGATCCTTTCAGACTGATGCCCGATGAAACGGACTGGACGGGGGCGGAGATCCGGAACTGCTGCAAGATCGCGTGGCAGCTGGAAACGTCCCTGAAGGAGGCCGCCGATTACATCGTGCCGGTAGCGAAGGCGAACCCGGACAGCATCAAGAGGCTCCGCGACGCGGCGACGGGACGATGGCTCTCGGCGAGCTATCCGGGACCGTTCAGGCAGCAATTCAGCACGGGGACGGCGAGATCCATCTCGGTGGATCCCGGCATGAACTGAAATCCGACCGAAGGGGGGACGAAGATGAAGAGGTGCAAGTCGTGCGACGCCAAGTGCATCACAACGAGAAAGATGTATGGAGAGGAGCTCTGCTACTATTGCTATCTGAGCTTCAGCAGCTTTCTCATCAAGCATTGGAAAAGGACGCATCAAGCGGTCGACGGGAACTCGACGATAGAGCTTCCGCCGGAGGGTCCTGGATAGGGGTTGAGCGCCAAGCGGCAGACTCGCGGCAAGCTCGCGAGTCTTCCAGTTGGTTCAATCCGGGGCCGACTGAAAAAAAGGAGGACGGAATATGCCATGTTATCAGAGAAGGACCACCACGGTGGATCTTGAGATGGCAAACCTTGACTTGCTCACAGCAGCTCTCGAAAATGCCGGCTACAGCGTCAGGAGAGATGACAGAACTATCCAAGCTCATCAAGGCGCTATCCATCTTTCCTTCCGAGAAGATGTTCGAAAAGGCGTAAGGCTCCACATAGTGACCGACTACCTCAGCGATGGTGTGGCAATCACCAACGACATCAAGCGCGCCTACGCCACCGAGGCGGTGAGGCACGCCTCGAAGCGCTTCGGCTGGAAGCTGACCGAGCAACCGGGTGGCAAGATGCAGGCAAGAAGGAAGGGGTGGCGATGAGCTACAAGAAAGGCGACGTTGCATATGTATCAGCGACAGGGAGGAACCCCATGGCCAACAAACAAACTTGGAACACAGTCTGGCAATGCCAAAAGTGTGGTGACGACACTCATGCCCTCTACAATGTCCAGGTCAGCATGTACCGCGACCTTGAAACCGGCGAGATCGTCCGCCGTGAAACCGGGGAGTGTTTCTACTGCCACAATGCTGATCAACAAACCTAGGCACGCTGGCTGGCTGCCGAAGAAGGAGAACGAAAGTGACTAAACGGTACCACGTCAAGTGTGACTGCGGGTACAGCTACAGCTGGTCTCGAAAACCCTACGCTCTCCGCACCTGTCGCGATGCAAAGCGGACCTGCATGTCAAGGATGCCGACGGGAAAGCAATCCCGATTACTCAAACTTGGCGCGTCAAACTATAGAGGCAAGGAGAACGAAAATGAAGATTGAGCTCGACAAGGAGGAAATCTCGTGGATCCTGCTGGGGCTCGACCAGCTCCTTATGCCTGCCAGAAAAAACGCTAAAAAAATTGCCCAACTAGAGAGACGCCTACATCAGGCAGAAAAAATGGAGCGACAAAATGAAGAAGAAGAATGAACTGGACTGGGCCGAGTGTGAGGCGCTGATCCGCGGAGTGGAGAAGCTAGAGGAGGCCAACTACCTCACCGAATCGCACAAGAGGAAGCTGACCAAGAAGCTGAGAAGAATCCAGAAGAGGTACATCGAGGCATACGCGAAGAAGATGGAGGAGAAGAAACGATGCAGGAAGACGTGATCGACTTCCAGATCCTATCTGATGGAACCATCAAGGTGGTGACCCCCGGCATCTCCGGGGTGAACCACCGCAACGCCGACGAGCTGCTCTCGCTGGTTGCGAGGCTCGCCGGCGGCGAGACGAAGATCGAAAAGCTCGCGAAGCGCGGGCATGCGCACCACCAGCATCGATCGCATGTGCACCAGGGTGGAAAACAATGAAGACTTACTTGATCGTCTATGAGCGCAAGTCGGGAGATTTCACTGAAGATTTTCTCGGAAAGCTTTCCGGAAAAGAGGCGCGAGAAAAAGTTGACAGAATATCCCACACAGGGCTTCTACCTGAGACGAAGATTACGTGGACACCTAGAGTGGTGAAAGGAGTTCGCTTCTACATCGCGGTGTATTGAATCCGCCAGGATGCGCCCGGCAATGTCGGGCGCATATTGGTCGGTTCAATTCCGGGCCAACCGAAAAAAAGGAGGACGGAAAAATGAAGAAAGATAGATTCGACTACACATCCACGAGCAAGGGGCTCATTGAGGACACCGTCTGCCTCCAGCTCTCCTTCAGGAAGCCAGGCGACAAGATCAAGGCAGACAAGAACGCCATTGAGGTCAACTCGGATAAGGATATGCTTCACCTCAGCAAGACCATCCTGGAGAGCAAGGAGCTGAATAAGATCAGGGGACACCGGATCGCGGCCAGGACGCACGTCAGGAGCCTCGCGATCCCCTCACCCATGTTCAAATCCGGCGTCCACTGCATCCCTGTCGCGCTGATCGAGGACGTCAACACCAAGCTGGAAGAGGCGAAAAAGAAGGATAACGAGCTGATTGAAAAGTTCATGGATGCGTACGACTGGAACCAGACGAGGCCCGACGGGCTGATCTCGCAGGCAAAGAAGAAGCTGAAAGCGCTGTTCGACGAGGCGGACTATCCCTCGCCGGGAAGAATGAAACGCGCCTTCAATTTCGAGTGGAACTTCTTCTCCTTCCAGACACCGGAGAATCTCAGTGCCGTTTCCTCGTCGCTCTTCAAGAAAGAGAAGGAGAAGATGAGGCTCAAGTGGCAGGAGGCACAGGAAGAGGTGGTCGTGCTCCTCCGCGCCGAATTCAAGTCTCTGGTTGACCACATCACGGAGAGACTGACACCGGAAGACAGGACCAACGGAAAGAAGAAGTTCTTTAAGGGCGCCACGGTGACAAGTGTGTCGGATTTCCTCGGGACGTTCCCATTCCGGAATGTCTGCGACGACAAGGAGCTCGACACGCTGATCCAGCGGACGAGAAAGCTGCTCGACGGTGTGGACATCAAGGAGCTCCAGAAGAGCGAGGCGCTGAAGGCCAACATGAACGCGGGCTTCGCGGTGGTGAAGAAGCGGCTCGATGTCCTGGTCAAGGACAAGCCGGCGCGGCTGATCAGCCTGGAGGGGGAGGAATAAGATGCTGTCCCGATTCTTCGTCACCGACACCGACCTGATTCATCTTCAGATGAGCTTCGATGGAGGGCAGAACTGGATCAATATAACCACGTTCTGCTCTCCCGGTGTAGCGGGGGCCGTGCCGTACTTGACAGCTGCCGTAGACATCAACAAACTGAAAAGCAAGGATCTGAAGATGAAAAGCCGAGACAAGCCGGCGCGGCTCATCAGCCTGGAAAGGGAGGAGTAAAATGACAACCGACGAACTGGCGATGGAATGCAAGAGGAAAGAAATCGCCTGTCTGAAAGAAGCCAAAGGAAAGTGTACAATAACCGTCCACGGTCACAGTGAAGATCATCGACGGTGGTACTTCGATGGTAAGGCGAGCGCCTATGCCGACATCTGGGAGCTGGCAACATACGGCCGGCGCCTGCCTCCGGATGAATACAATGAAGCCAACGAATACTGGAGCAAGAGGGTCGAAGAGTAAAATTGTAAGGGAGCTATTTTTTGAGAAAAAATAGCTCCCTATTTTTTTGCCCGTATTCTTTTCAAGAAGAAAGCCGTAAACTTTGCATATAAATATCTTGACATGCTGCGATCGGATGGCATAAAATTGCCAATATTGGGAACAACATGAACAGGAGAAAAAAAGTGAAGTGAAATTTTTCGGGCGACCCGGCTCTTCTACTGCCGGATCGCCCACCCCCAAGAGAAGCAGCACTCGATGAAAATAATAGCCAAAGAAAACAGGATAGTCAAGCTTGCTCCGATAGGGGCCAGGATCGGTGTTTCCGCGCCCGTTATAACAATAACGACAATGGAAGGAGATCTCCATGGAAGAATTGGCGAACAGGATGCTGGAGGAAGAAGCAAGGCAGGCGGCGAAAAACGTCGAACAAATCTATGGCAACATATCAAGCGCTGTCATCAAGGTTGAGGCTGATTACATTTGCGCCGGAGATCTTCTCCGCGAGGTGGCGACAAAGAAGAAAATAATCGTCGGCCATGAGAAATCCATTCTCGATCCCCTCAATCTGGCCGCGAAGAATACGAGAAACTTCTTCGGGCCGCTGAAAGAAGTTTGCGACAAGGCAAGAAAATATATCGAATCGGCGAGAAGCGAGTATCGCAACAATCAGGAGAAGACGAGGCGTGAGGAGGAGGACCGCCTACGGGCGCTCGCCGACAAGGAGCAGGAGCGGCTTAGGAAGAAGGCGGAGAAGAGGGCCGAGAGGGCGATAGAGAAGGGCGACGAGGAGAAGGCCCAGGAGATAATCAACTCCGTGCCGGTCATCGCCGCGCCTGTCCTCGCCGACGCCGAGATACCGAAGCAGCACGGCGTCAAGGTGAGGAAGATCTGGAAGTTCAGGGTCGTCGACGAGGCGAAGGTCCCGCGCGACTGGCTCGTCGTGGATGAAAAGGGGCTCGGCGCCTTCGCGCGCGCCACGAAGGGCGCGAGAAAAGTCCCCGGCGTGGAGTTCTACTCCGAGGACTCCGAGGCGGTTTCGGGGAAGTAGCATAATGGCAACAAAAATTGAATGGGTTATCAACCCTGATGGGACCAAGGGAGAAACGTGGAATCCCGTGACGGGATGTAGCCATATCTCAGACGGATGCCGATCATGCTACGCAGAGGCGATGGCCCGCCGCTTCGACAAGGATTGGAAGCCGTGGACGGCGGCGAACGCGGAGCACAACGTGAGGCTTCATCCTGGACGGCTCCCTACGCCGCTGCGCTGGAAGAAGCCGCGGAAGATCTTCGTCTGTTCCACATCAGATCTCTTCCATGAAGAGGTACCGATATACTTCGTCCACGATGTCTTCGCAACTATCGGCGCTGCGCCCAGACACATTTTTATTATTCTTACGAAACGGCCACAGCGGATGATGCATGATCTGACATCTAAATATTTTCCTGATGGATACATCAAGGATTATTTCGAAGGCGGCAAAATCTCATGGCCACTTTCCAACCTCTGGATCCTCGTAACGGTCGAAAACCAGCGCGCAGCCGACGAGCGCATCCCGTACCTTTTCCGGACGCCGGCGGCGGTGCGGGGCGTCTCGATAGAGCCGATGCTCGGGCCGATCGACATTTCAAAATACTTATGGCCTACATGTTGGCATTGGGATAGTCACTATAACTCACCGCAAGAAGCCACTGCGGCAGGCGCGTATGCCGAGCGCAAGCCGCAAAAGCTTGTTGCGGCAAATCGGACATTCCTAAATTGGGTGATCGTCGGCGGGGAGAGCGGCCCGAAGGCGAGGTCGATGCACCCGGCTTGGCCGCGCTCTATAAGAGACCAATGCCAAAAGGCAAATGTACCATTTTTCTTTAAACAGTGGGGAGAGTGGGCACCATCGGGAAGTCGCGGGGAATACTGTTGTAATCCTGGCGCTAGCATCCATGACTTGGAGACTATGAATCGCATCGGCAAGAAGGCCGCAGGGCGCGAGCTCGACGGGCGGATCTGGGAGGAGTTTCCATAATGATAGAGCACCCGGATCAGGAAGTTCGCAAGGCGTTGATCCGTCTCTGCGACGCGTTGTGTACCTGGGAAAGAGCTACCGGACTCGAATCTGTGTTAATTCTCAGAGAGCAAGGAGGATTTCAATTTCGTGCTCAAATGGCAAGCCACTCGATCATATGCAAGATGATGTTTCTTGATTCGATGTTGTTTTACTTGATCGGTTATCGGGAAATAGATGTGTGAACTCTGCGACGAAGACGGGACCGACTCTTGCCAGGATTGCGGCCGGATGATCTGCTACGATGCCAAGCCGTCGAATATTGATGTCATCGATCAAGCCTATGTAACCGAGTCGGGCGATCTATTCTGTCATCATTGCGGCTCAGCTCACGATAGGCGAGAGAAAGAAGAGATGGAGAATGATTCCGATTATATAAGGGAAATACCATGATCTACCTCGGCGTCGACCCCGGGAAAACCGGCGCGCGCGCCGTTCTTTTTCAAGCAACATCGATCGGGCCTACGTAACAGAGTCGGGCGATCTCTTCTGTCATCGTTGCGGCCTGGCTCACGACAGGCGAGAGAAAAAAGAGGTTTAGGAGGAGAAACAATGATTGTCACCGTCACCGCGACCTCAATGGACAAGGACAAGGCGGAGATCCTTTGCGAGTTCGACGCAGAGGTGGGAGAGCTCACCGCGATGATGAGGCACGAGCTCGTCGAAAGGCTCTGCGCCGCCACGGCAAACATGACTCTAGAAGTCTATACCTCCGGGCCGCCGAAGGGCCTGACCGCCCCCAGCTTCGAGCCGGAGGACTAGACATGAAGATGCCGGAGAACGAGAAGCACCGCTTCCTCGAGTGGCAGGACAAAGTGGAGAATTGCCGATCCTGGGAAATACACCTCGCCGCAAGGAACATCCCTCACGCGCTGACGAAGAGGAAGAAGGGGTGGACGATATACAAGCACATGACGACCATGAAGAACGGAAGGGAGAAATGGTGCTGCGATGAAGGAAAAAAACTCGCCGGGACAATACACCGCCGCTCGGATTACGGCTGGAACATCGTTGCCGAGATCCCGCAAGCTTGAGCTTGTCCACCGGGGCAAGGAGAGCTACTACGCCGACGAGGATGGAAAGAAATACCCTCGCGTCACCAGCATAGTCGGCTTGGTGCTCCCCCTTTGGGAAGGGATAGATCCGATCGTGCTTGAGGCGCAGGCGGCGCTGGGAACCGAGGTACACGCGATGTGCGCCATGCTCTCGAGAACAAATAGCACCTTGAATAAAATTGGCGTCCCGATCGTGTTGAAAGGCTACGCTGACGCCTTCAACAAGTTCAGAAACGACTTCAAGTTCAATCCGATCGTCGTGGAGGAGGCAATCTGCAGCAGAAAATACAAGTATGCCGGCAGACCGGACGCAATAGGAATAATAATCGGCAAACACCCAGTTGTGGTGGACTATTCTATCAGCATGATGGAATTGGCGAAACGCCTCCAGACTGCGGCATACGCGCATGCATGGAAAGAGATTATCAGTTCAAGGATAATGATAGGAAGAATGGGCGTCCAGCTCAAGGAGAACGGCACGTACATCGTTCACCGCTTCGACGACCCGAACGACTGGTACGGGTTCCTCGCAGCGCTTCAATTCTATAGGTGGAAGGAAGGCGCATGATAGAAAGAACAATCAACGACAATAGAAGAATCAAGGCGCTCTACTATAATTCGCATGACCTCTTCACCGGATATGTCTGTACGGAGCAGAATAAACCGACTTGCTTGCAGCTTGATATGTTTGAGATTTGCGATTTGATCGAGCCATACGAGGAGAACGGAGAGATGGCGCCTCAAACTTGGTTCGCGATCTATAAAGGTGGCGCCATCTGGAGGCGGGTTTCCGGGAAAGACGTCACCGTGGAGTATTGAAATATGAAGATGAATCAAGATACTCTGATCGGGGCTTTCCGTTTGGCGTTGTTCGGAATCATCTCCTTCGGCCTGGGGACTGTCTTCGGGCTGTACCTGGTCACGATGCAGCAGACCACGGTCCTATCTGCAAAAATAAAGGAACTGACGGCGCAGACCGAGCGCCTGATCCGTTTCGAGGGCAAGATCCTGGCCTACCAGAGGGACGTGGACGAGAGGTTCCAGGAGTTCAACAGCAGGTTCAACCGGATCGAGTTCATCATGGGGATTTCCAGGTACCAGAACACCGACGGGTTGGAATAGCAATATGCCGCCAAATAAGATCTCAGCGATAGTTGAAGACGATACTGTATATCTGAGGCTCCCCTATGAGCTCAAAGAGCGAGCAAAGAGCCTGCCCGCCTACCGTTGGGACAAGAAGAGGAGAGTGTGGACGTTTCCCGCCACAGCCGCCGTCGCCGGCAACATCATCGATGAGTTCAGCTATGTGGAGAGGGACAAGGAGTTCATTGAGCTCGAGAACCTCTTCCTCGCGAGGAGAGTCGCTCATAAATATCTGAACTTCAAGAAAGGCTCATTGAAGGAGCCGGAGATTGTCAAGGGATCCTCGTGGCACCACCAGCTCCAGGCTTACAATTTCATAGCCTCGCTGTGGGGGGGCATCTCCAACGGCGCTCCCCGCGGCGGGGCGCTCCTCGCCTACGACATGGGGACCGGCAAGTCCCGCGTCGCCATACAATTGATCGAGAACTTTGCATTGAAGAAAGTGCTCATCCTCTGTCCGAAGTCCGTGATGGATGTCTGGCCGGAACAGATTGAAAGACACGCGAGATATGATCTAAGCTATTTACCGATTGTTCTCAATAACGAAAGCGTGAAGCGAAGAGCGGAGATGATGAAACATTTTCGTGATCGCTCCCGTCTCTTCGTCCTCAACTACGACGCCGCCTGGCGTGGCGATATGAGAAAAGCGATCCTCGAAATCAACTGGGATCTCGTCATCCTGGACGAGGCACACCGGATCAAGTCGCCGAACTCCGCCATCTCCAAGTTCTGCGCCGAGCTCGGGAGCAGGATCCCGGCAAGGCTGGCGATGACAGGGACACCGCTGCCGCACTCCCCTCTTGACGCCTTCGCGCTGTACCGCTTCCTCGACCCCGGCATCTTCGGCCTGAGTCACTACAGATTCAAGGAGGAGTACGCCGTGCTCGGTGGATTCGAGCAGAAGCAGGTGGTCGCATTTCGGAACCTCGACGAGCTCCATGACAAGATGTACAGCATAGCGATACGCGTTACGAAAGAGGAGTGCCTCGACCTGCCCGAGCTTATCCATGAGCGCCTGACCTGCTCGCTGAAGGAGAAGACGCGAAAGATCTACGACAAGATCGAGAATGATTTCTACGCCGAGCTCGAGGGCGGAGAGGTGACGGCGGCAAACATACTCGTGAAGATACTAAGACTTCAGCAGATAACCTCCGGTCACGTGACCGACGACGAGGGCAAGCAGCTATGGATAGACGACTCGAAGGAGAAACTGCTCGAGGACTTTCTTCAGGATTTGCCGAAAGACGAACCGGTCGTCGTCTTCTGCCGCTTCCGGAATGATCTTGACGCGGTTCATCGGGTAGTTAATAGAATCTGTTATGTTCCGATCGGGCGATTTACTGACCTCTATGATCAAATCATCCCTGTTGCGAGAATGCATCGCGGAAGCCTGGAGCTTTCTGGAAGAGTAAATCAACTCAAAGCTTGGCAAGAAGGAGAAGGACATATCCTCGCCGTCCAGATCCAGAGCGGCGGCGTGGGGATCGATCTTACTCGGGCGGCTTACGCCATTTATTACTCGGTGGGATATTCGCTCGCCGATTACCTCCAGAGCGTGAGCCGCCTGCATCGCCCAGGACAGAAGCGGAAGGTGAGCTGCTACCACCTGGTGGCCAGCAACACAATCGACGAGAAGGTGTACAAGGCCCTCGAAAAGAGGGAAGAGGTTATCGAGAGCGTTTTGGGGGTCATCGAACCTCCAGCGTTGCAGGCTCTCCGCCGGCCGGGATGCCCAGAAAAAAATGAATCTCAACTACAAGACAAAAAATAAAATCAATGTGAGATTTATGTTCAACTGGCGACAATTCGAATTCTGGTTTCATTGGTGGACGCCAGCTTGGCACAAAGGAAGAGGGCCTTACATCAGCATAGGATTCGGCATGTTCGCTTTTTATCGAGGATACTAATTTCTTTCAAGCAACCAAGAAAAGGAGTAAGGACTATGGGACGAAAAAAGACGACGAAACAGAGCAAGGCGCTCGCCGCCCAGGGAGGAGAGTACGCGGCTCTCGCGCGCTCGCCGGAGCAGATCAAGGAGATCATCCAGACGAACGTGGGCCAGGAAGGGCTCACGCTCATGGATCTGGACCGGATCAAGATACCGGCCGGTGGCGCGACGGTGTGGAGCGTCCCGACGCTGAAGGGAGAGGAGCACCACGAGGAGATAGAAGGCGTCATCGTCGCACACAAGATGGCGCGCGCCTACTGGGAGCGCAGCATCAAAGAGACAGGCGGCGGCGAGCCTCCCGACTGCTCGAGCGACGACGGCGTGGCCGGTCTCGGCGATCCGGGAGGCAACTGTTCGCAGTGCCCCCTGAACGTCTTCGGCACGGCCGAGGGCAAGGGCAAGGCGAAGGGTAGGGGCAAGGCTTGCAAGGAGCTCCGCATCGTCTTCATGATCCTGCCGAACAACCTGATACCGGTGCTCTTCATGCTCCCGCCGACGAGCATCGGGCCGATGCGCAAGTACTTCCTGAAGCTGGCGAGCGAGGGGCTGCCCTCCAACGGCGTGACGACGAAGTTCTGCCTCTCGGCGACGAAGAACAAGGACGGCATCAAGTACGCCCAGGCGAACCCGCTGCTCGGCCGCGAGCTCAACGAGGACGAGATCCAGAGGGTGCGCGCCTACTCCGCGGCGATAGCGCCGGCCATCAACGCGAGGCGCGCCGACTACGTGCGGCAGGACGAGGCCGAGGGATAGGAATGAGTCACCGTGCCGGCGAGCTGAGCCCAAGGACCGCCAACAACCAAGTAGGCGACGCTCTCAGCCAACCTCTGGGCGACTGCCATGACCCGGTACGGTTCACAAGTTCTCGCGGCTCGGCGCGATTTGTTCGAAGCGTTTTAACGTGTGAACTTTGTGGGCGGCGTTACTTACAGATAAGACCTTGGTCGATTCAATACATGTCGGCAATGTGTGGTCGCTGTAAGAAGTATCGTAATCAATTCGAGGTGAACTGGTACAGAGAATCGCGATGGATGGGAAAAACGTATTGAGTTCTCGCGGCTCGGCGTGGTTAGGCGTAAGGCGCAGTCGTAGCGTGGCCGCTGACCCGGGTGGCACAAGTCATGTCGGAGAGACCCCATCGCCGTACGGCAGCCGCGAGGCGCCCGCGCTTGGGCATCGGGTGAGAGTAGGGTAGGGCATATGGGGTCCTTCAGCCGGGTGATGGGAAACCGGCAGCGCGGGAAAGGATGGAGCGGTGAAGAAACTGAAGAAGACGAGTAAACGTTTCCAGCAAATGATGGGGAAGTTCTCAGAAGAGCTTCACAGGCTAAAGCGGGAAAGCGACGAAAAGAGGTTCAACTGGGCATTTGACTCGCGGCTCGGTACGGCGAAGGAGACGAAAATGAAGCTAGAACCATCCACCGTTGGCATGGCGATCCGTCACCATCTCAACAACATCCGACTATCACGGCAGTTTGAGTTGACGCCCGAGTTGATGTTGGCCCGGCCCCAGGAGATCACACTCCACCAAGGCGGCCAAGCGGTCCTTGTACCACCAAACCCTCCCCATCTGTGGGATACAATGGTGGTAGGAGCGGACCACCTGGAGGGGTTCTTTTAATGGCCGAGGCAATGACCGCAATGGCCTATAAACAGCACCTTGCCAGACAATGTGGTGAGTGGAACAAGCAGCAGTTAGCGCTGCCTGACCGCCACCACAACAGTCCCGCCGGCAGCCGCGAGAAGCCCGCGTTCCCATGGTGGTCGAGGCGGCCGTAATGGCTGGGCCGGTTCGATTCCGGCCAGCGCGGGGAGCCCGCGCTGTCTGTAGCCTCTCGAGGAAAGCTTCGGGCAGCGCGGGCAGCTTTCTTGCGCGACTGGACGAGATAATGAATTGGATCCAAAGAGACAAGAGAAAGCGCAGGCTCGGCAATCCCGCCGAGCATCGCCCGGTGGTCGTCCGGGCCGGGCAACCTTTCCGTGGGGGCCGGCGCACCGTCCTCCTTGCGTGCGCTAGTCCCGCTTCCCAAGGAAGCGCCGGTCCCCGTAGGAAGAAAAACATAAATAAGGACAAGGAAATGAGATGCCAGACAAGGCCCAGGCGCGGAAGTTCCTCGACGAGCTGTTCTCCGGGAGGCCCGAGGAGAGCAGGATCCTGATCTGGAGCCTCCCCTCGAAGAGCAGCCGGTGGTTCTCCTCAACGGAGGATGCGGCGGGGTACGGCGCCGGACTCGAGGGTGCCGAGGTCTACGTCGGCTGCGGCCTGGCCGGTAGGGACATGGGGCCGAACGCACGCTGCAAGGCGGCCGACATCGTCGGCGTCCCGGGCGTCTGGATTGACATCGACGTCAAGGGACCGACGCACAAGAAGCCGAACCTCCCGCCGAACCGCAAGGAAGCGATGAAGCTCCTCGACGGCGCGCCGCTGAAGCCCACCATCGTCGTGGACTCCGGCGGCGGTTACCAGGCATGGTGGTGCTTTCGCGAATTCTGGACCTTTGACATCGACGAGGAGCGCCAGAACGCCGAGAGGGTGACGCGCGGATGGAACCAGGCCATGAAAAACCTCGCCGCGGAGAGGGGCTGGGACGTCGACGCCACGTGGGACCTGGCGCGCATCTTCCGCCTGCCCGGCACCAACAACAACAAAGGCAAGTCCCCGCGGCCCGTGAGGATCGTCAAGCTCGACGATGCCCGCTACAACCTTTCGGACTTCGAGCTCTACCTCTCGGAAACCAAGACGCCCTCAACAGCGAGAAGCAGTCAGGAGATCGCCAGCAGGATAAAGCTAAATCTGCAAGCGGAGCCACCAGTAAAGTTCTTCGCACTACTGGAAAACATCCCGAAAGCGAAAGCGACATGGGACAAGAAACGAAAAGATCTGGGAGATCAAAGCGCCAGTTCCTACGACATGTCGATGACTGATTATTGTGTGGCAGCTTTATATGAAGACCAGGAAATAGCAGACACCCTCATCGCGATGCGAAGAAGGCATGGATCAGACCTGAAACCTCGCGACGACTACTACGGTCGGACCATCGCGCGGGCGCGAGCCGACATAAAGATAGAAGCTGAAGTCAAAGAGGCGGAGGAAACCATCGACAAGCTCGTCGACGGCGAGGAGACGGAAGAAAAAATACTCGATGTCATAAACAAGCGCCTCAAAACGAGAATAGTGAAGCTCGAAAAGTATCTCAGCGACCCGCCGACCTACAGGGTGGAGACGGAGGACGGCAAGAGCTACCACTTCAGCTCGAAGCAGATCCTCCGCCAGGCCAACTTCAGAGACCGGTACTTCGAGCTGTCAAACCGGCAGCCGCTCCTCGTGAAGCCGGCGCAGTGGGGGAAGATCACCGCCCTCGTCTCCCGGCACATCGACGAGAATCAGGTAGAGCTCGGCCCCGAGGCCACGGATGACGGGAGCGTCGAAGGCTGGATCCAGCAGTATCTGGACTACAGGAAGCCGGGAGAAAGCCTCGACAAGAGCGTCGTGGAGCGCGATCTACCCTGGCAGGACAGCGACTTTATCTACTTACGCAACTGCGATCTACGCGGCTATCTGATACGGTATCTGGGCATTCAGATGGGCCACAAGGAGCTGCCTAAACGCTTACGCAGCATAGGGATAGGCCATACGACGAAGAATGTCCCAGGCAAGAAGACATCACGGAGCTACTGGAAAGTGAGAAAGTAGCAAACGGGTTTCTATAGGGGGTTTTTTTCATTTTAAAATATTTTTTGGTGCGAAAAATGGTAAATATGATAAAAGGTAAAAAAGTCCTTTGAAATAAGTGAGTTATGATATTAATTCAAATTTTGCCATTTTTTTGGTAAATAACAGAAGAAAAGAGGAAGAATGAAAATCTCAAGCCAGAAAAAATACCAATTGTTCGAGAATTTGAGAAAAGAAGAGTTCACCGCGCTGGAGCAGGATATCATCAAGCGAGGAATAAAGGTCCCCATTGAGGTTGATGAAAGCGGCAACATACTGGACGGCCACAACCGGATCGCCATCGCCCGGAAACACAACATCGAATACGAGACCATCAAGAGGAAATTCAGGAACGAGGAAGAGAAGCGCGAGCACATCATCAAGCTCAACCTCGCCCGCAGGATGCTCCAGCCATGGCAATGGGGGAAGGCTTTCAGAGAATTATTGAAGGTACGAGGCGTAAAACTTGGTAGTGGAGGAAAAATGGATAGAGGGCAAAGTGCAACTGTTGCACTTTGCACTAAAGAAATTGGAGTTCCCAGAAGAACAGCATTTCATCGAATGGAACAGGCTACCGAATACGAGAATCTGTCAGCGAAGCAGAAAGAAGAGGTAAGAGAAGGGACAGAATCACTGACGGATATCATCCGCAACAAGAAGAAAGACATTACCCGTACAGAGCGGATGAAGGAGATAGGAAACATCAAGGGAAAATACTTTCTCATCTATGCCGACCCGCCATGGAGATACGAGCGCACGATATCCTCATCTCGGGAAGTGGAAAGACATTACCCCACAATGGAGCTTGAGGAAATAAAAGCGGCGAAGCCTTTCGGAAAACCGATCCAAGAATTCGTTGGAGACGATGCCATCCTTTATCTGTGGACACCCAATCCAAAGTTGGAAGAAGCGCTCGAGGTTCTCAACGCTTGGGGATTCACCTACAGGACCAATATGGCGTGGATAAAGGATTCAATCGGTCCAGGCTACTGGGTTAGAAGCAGGCACGAACTCTTGTTGATCGGAACCAAGGGAGCGCCGCCCACTCCCAAGGTAAACTTGAGGCCTGATTCTGTCATCGAAGCTCCGAGAAGAAAGCATAGCGAGAAACCAGAAACAATGTACGGATTTCTCGAAAAGATGTTTCCCAAATGTCGTCGGTTGGAGATGTTTAATAGACAAGAAAGAAAAGGCTGGGATTGCTGGGGAAATGAACCGGAGGTGAAAAAATGATCACAAAAGAGTGCGTGGCTCTTGGAGAAGAAGGAGAAAAAATAATAGCGTTCGGATTGAAGAAACGAGGCCACATCATTCTCAACGTGGCGAAGATAGAAGAAAAAGGCGCGCCTCTTTTTAGAAGTGCCACACGCAACATTATTGCGCCTGATTTTTTCACGGCAAACAAGGGCAAGAGCATGTTTGTCGAAGCCAAAGCAAAAACTAAAGCCAATCCTTGGGATGGAAGATACGGCCGGCCAGAAGGTTTAGGAACAGGCAGAGAACGCGGCCCTTTTCATGGATTCGAGGTGAGACATGCAGAAAACTATCATTCCGTACAGGAAGAGACAGGCATCAATGTGTTAGTTCTTTTGTATGAAAAAAGCACAGGAGATGTTTTGTCGATAAGTGTCAACGACATTAATCATTGTGGTTACCCAGGAATAATGCCTGGCAAAGATGGGGAAAAAGAAATACCCATGATTAATATCCCAAGAAGCAGATTCAAATTTGAATGGAATGTTAAAAAAGACTATCAAGAGCTTGCAGCGGAAAACTTGAAAAATGATCCGAGAAAATTTCCAGAAGGTACTGACATTATTTTCTAATGATCCTTGGATTCTGTGTTCGAAGAAAGGAGAAAGATCATGGACAAACCAATCTCGGTTGAAAATCGGAAACAGGATTTCCTGAAAGCGGTATTTGAATTCCTGCTCAGGCCGTTCGGGCTGAAAGTGGAGAAGAAAATGCCATGGGAAATGGAAGAAGGTAAGTGGGAGCACAGATACTTGCATCCGGAGGACGGTGAATTTGTCGGAGCGCATGTATCAAGCTTCCGCTACAACCATCAAGACTACAAGCCGGATCCGAGGCTCAAATTCACTCATGATCTTCACTCTCAGAAGATTTCAGAATCCAAGTATCTCGGATTGTTTAAGGTTGCGTAAATGATCGCCGAACACAGGATCCACATCGATAATGCGTGATCATAGCGTTTTTTTTACACGTGGAGAAAATATTTTCCGATCTTTTTCTCCTACTATATAGGGGTAGCGTTTCGTGGCGATGGACTATGAAATCAGGATAGGCGACTGCCGCGAGCTGATGAAGAAGCTCGGAGACGGTAACATCGACGCTGTGGTGACCGATCCACCCTACGAACTCGGCTTCATGGGAAAGAGTTGGGACCGGACAGGTATCGCGTACCAGGTTGATGTTTGGAGGGAGGTCCTCCGCGTCCTGAACGCCATCGAGGATGCGGGCTTCGAGCTGAGGGATACGATCTGCCACGTGTTCGGCTCAGGGTTTCCGAAGTCGCTCGACGTGAGCAAGGCCATCGACGATGCGGCGGGGGCGAAACGGGAAGTAATCGGCGTAAGGCAGTACGAGAGAAAAGGAACAACGCCGGTGACACGGAAGGCGACGAGCATATATTCGAAGGGAGACGAGGGGAACGTCGGGCAAGAAAGTAATCTCATAAGTGCTCCAACCACCGAGGCCGCCCAGCGCTGGGAGGGCTGGGGCACGGCGCTGAAGCCGGCGGCGGAGTTCTGGACGGTCGCGAGGAAGCCGCTGGAGGGGACCGTGGCCCAGAACGTGCTCCGGCACCAGACAGGAGCTTTGAATATAGAGGCATGTCGAATAGGGGATGCCGAGGTTGGGTGGGCCGGAAAAGCCGCCGGAGGAAATACATGGAACGAAGATAATTGCGGACTTACAAAAGATGGAGAACCGCGTCCGGCCACTGGCCGCTGGCCTCCCAATTTCGTGATGAGCCACGCGGAAAGCTGCGGCGAGGACTGCGCTCCCTCGTGTCCCGTCGCCCAGATGGACCGGCAGAGCGGAGAGAGTTTTTCATCTCGTCGTGTTTCGAAAGATATAGACGCCCCTGGATCTACTTATTCCCTTAATCGTAGTGGGATCACTCCGAGAGGTCATAACGACTCTGGCGGTGCCTCGCGCTTCTTCCCATGCTTCCGCTACGAGGCAAAGGCGGGGCGGCGGGAGCGGGACGAGGGACTGGGGGAGCTTCCAAGGCGGAGCGCGGGTGAGGTGACAAATCGCAAGGATGGGACAGCGGGGCTCAAGTCGCCGAGAGCCGGGGCCGGTCGGACAGGAGGAAAAGATGGGGCGGGTGTTAGAAATACCCACCCCACATGACGGTGAAGCCGATAGCATTTATGCGCTGGCTCATCCGCCTCGTGACGCCGCCGGGCGGGCTGGTCCTTGATCTCTTCGCGGGGAGCGGGAGCACGGGATGCGCGGCGGTCGCTGAGGGCTTCCGGTTCGTAGGGATGGAGAAGGATCTCGATAGCGCCGAGATTGCACGTATGAGAATAAGGTACTGGGCATCTCTCGAACATCAAATGGATCTTTTCGGAACTACTTTCTGATAAGGAGAGAAAAAAATGAAGATGATGTTACTTACACTATTGCTTATGGCTACGAGCATCGGCGAATCCGCCTCGCAGAGAAGGCATGTCTTCGAGGCGAGGGTATATCCGGTGGACTCGTGCGACGATCCGCTGGTCTTCGCGTACAGCTTCAGCACCCTGAGAGGGGCTCTCGACTTCGCCAGGGTGGTGAGCCACCGGGGGCTCGAGGTTGAGTTCTGCCCGCCCGGCCCGGGCATCCAGGTCCTCTTTCCCGTCATCAGGAGGATCGAGATCAGGAGAAGAATATGCATCGGGCCGTGCCCCGTTGCTGACGCCCCTTGCATTCTCCAGTACCGATAGAAGAAGGAGGCACGCATCGTGATCTACATGAATCCGACCATCGTGTACCACTGGAGAGAGCAGTGCCAGTACTGCGGCGGGACGGGCATGGTCTCCGAGCCGAACAGCTGCGCTTTCACGAACGGAGGAATCACCTGTCCGGTGTGCAAGGGGGAGCGCATCGTCCATCGGAGTGAGCCGTTTCTTCTGGGAATCGTGAGGGCGAATAGCAACACCGGGATAGCGAATCCATGAGAAAGAATGAATTGATGGAACGGTTGATGAATCCCAAACCATATGACTATGCAGTCGCCATCTCAGACGATGGTTTGGAGCGGAAGATGCGCTACTGTGATCTGTCGCCTTACCGGAAGTGGGAAAATATAACGGAGTTCGGAGATGAGATTCCGGTCTTTTTGGCGACATTCCACAAGGATAATAGTAACGGGTACTGAATTCAGGAAAAAGGAGAAAAATCATGATGACGATCTGGAAGTACGAGGTTTCTGTAAGAGACTCATTCGAGCTCGAATTGCCGAAGGGCGCAGAGATACTCAGTTGCCAGAATCAGCATGGTGGAAGTGAATCTCTTCAGATGTGGGCGCTCATGGATACGGAGGCCGAGAAGGAGATCAGACGGTTTCGGATCTATGGTACCGGGCATCCGATCGAGCAGAAACAAAAACCGATGGTGAGAATTATCGAAGGTGGGATCACTCGGAATTTGGCGCCTTTGCGGCATATTGCGACTGTGGTCGTTTCTGGCGGGATGTTGGTCTGGCACTTGTTTGAAGAAATAAAATGAGCAACGAGTACCGGGTCCAGGGGCCGCCGGGGACGGGGAAGACCACGCACCTCGCGAAGCAGGTGGAGAACGCCGTCAGGAGGCACGGCAGCGACTCCGTGCTCGTGACATCCCTCACCAAGGCGGCGGCGCTCGAGGTGGCCGGAAGGGACCTGCCCATCGACCCGGAGCGTATAGGAACGCTCCACTCACATTGCTTCCATGCGCTCGACAAGCCCGGCATCGCTCAGGACAAGAAGAACATCAAGCTGTGGAACGAGTACGTCGATTCCTCGAGCAAGGCGCACCTCTCCCTGTCCGGCTCCGCCAACAGGGACGACTTCGGGGGGCACGGGGAGAAGGCGACGGTGGGCGACGAGCTCCTCGCGCAGGCGGACATCTACCGGGCGAGGATGCTCCCGAGGGAGAAGTGGCTGCGCGCGTCCGTCGCCGAGTTCTTCGATGCCTGGTGCACCTGGAAGGAGGCAAACTACCTCATGGACTTCACCGACCTGATAGAGGCGGCGCTGCGCGATGTTGAAAAGCCGCCCTTCAGGCCGAGGTTTCTATTCACGGACGAGGCCCAGGATCTGAGCTTCCTGGAGATGACCCTCGTCCGAAAATGGGCGAGGCACTGCGAGAAGGTCATATTCTGCGGCGATCCGGATCAGACGCTCTACTTCTTCCGTGGCAGCAGCGCGGAGAACTTCACCACTCCGGCGATCCCGGAGGAGAACTACATTGAGCTGAAGCAGAGCTACCGCGTCCCGTGGACTGTACACAGGATTGCACTCGACTGGATACGACAGATAAAGGACAGGCGAGATGTCGAATATCTGCCGCGAGACGCCGAGGGCGAGGTCGACAGGTTGAACCTGAACTACCTCCAGCCGGAGTTCATCTTCGGCGACGCGGAGAAGTACCTGGAGACCGGCAAGAGCGTCATGTTCCTCGCGACCGCGGGGTACATGCTGAAGCCCCTCATCGCCTTCTTCCGGGATCATGGCGTGCCTTTCCACAACCCGTACACCACGAAGCGAGGTGACTGGAATCCGCTCGCCAAGCGCAAGGGCGCCTCGATAGCGGAGCGCGTGAGGGCGTTCCTGTACTGCCAGTGGCTGACGGATCCCGAGGAGCTATGGCTCTGGCTGGAGATGCTGAAGCTGGACCACTGGAGGAGGGACAAGGACGTCACCGTCAACTTCCTGAAGGAGCTCAAGGGGAAGATGACGCTAACCGAGATCGGGAGCCTCTTCGCCGACGAAGCGATAAGGAGAGCCACCGACTCCGATCTCGAGTGGCTGTACGAGGGTATGCTGAGCCGGTTCAAGGGCTCCCAGGCGACGCGTTACGCGCTCAAGGTCGCCGAGAGGGACGAGACAGGGGTTAGCCTCACCAAGACGCCGCAGATATGCGTAGGCAGCGTGCACAGCGTCAAGGGCGGCGAATCTGATGTCTGTTATGTCTTTCCTGATCTGTCCCCGGCGGCGGACGACGAGTACGTGGTCGACGAAAGCTCCATCATTCGCGTCTTCTACGTTGCAATGACCAGGGCGAGAGAGACGCTCGTGCTCTGCGACGGGGCGTCGAGATCGAGGAGATGTGTGGAGATATGAAAAAAGGAGAATGGCATGCATACAAGTACCTATCTGATAGATGATTCCGACATCCATGTGATTCATAATTCGGATTGGTCCGGTGACGCTTTCGTGAACTTCACGGATTACCGAGGGAAAAAACGCTCGACTATAATTCCAGCGAAGCTTCTGATTCAGATCGGAAGGAGGGCGGCACACGAGCATATCGTGAGCGAGGCGATCAGTTTTTTCGAGGGACTGGAGATGAAGCCATGACGAGGAAAGAAGAGAAAATGTTGCTGAGGAAGCTGGCAAAGACCAGGTGCGAGCTGTGCGGCGCCGCGCCCGCGAACAGGGTCGAGAAGGGACTCAGGCTCTGCGGGAAGAGGCACGATGAGAAACGGAGATGAGAACTTCCCGAAGCAGCGGCACACCATAGATCTGAGGAACCTGGCGGCGAAGGAGGAGGCGCTCATCTGCCGCGAGCACAAGCTGAGGGGGATCTACGATTGGAAAAGCAGGAAGATAACGGAACAGTGTGTGAGGTGCGGTTTCAGAGGAGATGCCCGAAGTGCAAGAGGCTCGGCACGCTCAAGGAGGAGAGAAGGTTCGTGAGGAGGGGGATGCTCGCGTACACCGGCTACTACGCGCTCTGTCTGGCCTGCCACGAACGCCTAAAGTATTTCGAGGTGTACGATTCCGTGAACAAGTCTGTGATAGCGAGCGTCCCGTACAACGAGGAGCTCGCGGTGAGATGGGAGGAGGGTTTCAGTGTCCTTGAAAGAAAAGCAAATAGTTGACGAAAAAGTAATCTATGTTGCCGTTATCGAGGATCGTCATTCTGATATTGGAATAGAACTTTTTACTAGCTATCTAGAAGCCGCTGACTTTGCGGTAGAGCACTGTAAGAAATACAGCTTGGACGGTAAATATCAGTTTTTTCGCTGTGATGATTTCAGATCGTACATTTATTCACCGGAAGGCGATTGTGTGATCATCTTTGAAAGGAGACTGCCTTGAGAGAACAAATGGAATTTGATGAGATATTGTGCCAGCTGCTTGGTAGGCATAACCACCGTCAATTTTTAATCAAGAATCCTGATTGGGATAGAGGACTTGCGCCTTGAGAGAAAAGCCGCCACTTGAAAGCGCAATAGTCAAGAAGATCATCGCCTACCTGAACTCGCTCGACGGATGCCGTGCGTTGAAGCGCCACGGCGGCCGGCTTAGGGGGGGCGAGCCGGACATCTACGGCAGCTATTACGGCAGGCACTTCGAGCTCGAGGTGAAGCGATCAGATAAGGTCAAGATCACGCCGCGGCAGGCGTCCTGTATATGCAAGTGGAAGAAAGCGGGCGCGATAGCGGATGTGGTAACCTCGATAGAGGATGTCATGAACGTTTTTCAAATGAAGGGATTCTTCTTGGAGAAGAAAGGCGCCGATACCAATTGGCGTAAAGGCAGTAATGCTAACTGGTAAAGGAGAGAAATAATGGAACCAATCGAATTTCCGCAGGCCAACTCGACGCTGCTGGCCGGGGACATCCCAGACTGTGATGACCTGCCTGTATGCAAGGACGGAAGGCGGATCGTGAGCATATGGAGGATGTCGTGGCGCGAGAGGCTGTCGGCGCTGTTCTTTGGTACCGTCTTCGTTTCCGTGCTGGCACCGAGGACCTCGCCGCCCATAGCGGTCTGGGTACAGCACAATAGGGAACGGATTTGGGAAACGGTGAGGCCGAAATGACGGAAGACAACAGCAAGAAGATAATGGCCTTCCTCGACCTACGGGCCGCGTGGTGCTGCGCGAACTGCAGATACTTCATTCAGCAGGGCGACAACCCCGAGGAGGGCGAATGCCATGCCGAGCCGCCCGTACCGATGACCATCGAGGCCATGCTGTTCAAGGGGAAGGTGGCGCCCTCGCCGCTGTCGTGTGAGATGGTGGACAGCTGGAAGGTAGTCCCGCAGATAGTCTGGATGTTCAGGCGCACCGGCAAGAAGATGACGGGGTGCGGCAAGTTCCAAGTCAGGAAGAAGGTGAATTGATATGAAATCAAGGAGAAAAGATCCAAGCAAGCCACGGAAGAAGAGAAAGGTGCCGCTGCTCCGAACTACCAAAACTACCCTGGAAAAAAGGAAGAGGTTCCTTGAAAGCTACAGCAAGGCGGGAAACATCACGTTGGCTTGCGAATATGCGGGGATAGAAAGATCTACTCACTACAACATCTGGATGAAGGACCCAAAGTACGTTGCAAAGTTCGAGGACGCGAAGCAGAGGGCCGGCGACCTGATAGAGGCGGAGATACTCAGGCGTGCCGTACAAGGGATAGACAAGCCTGTACACTACAAGGGCGATCGCGTCGACACGGTGAGAGAGTATAGCGACCTGCTCCTTATTTTCCTCGCCAAGGCAGTGAGGCCCGAGAAGTTCAGGGAGCTCTCCCAGTGGCACGGCAAGGGGCAGCTGGATCTCGCCACCGGCAGCATCGACGTCAGCATCATACAGGAGGCGGTGAAGGATGCGGAGGAATGAGATGTCGTCAAAAGTTTTTAAGGAGGGTGACCTGTGGCTTTGATCTACACCTGTCTCAGTATCGCGCATGTGCTTCTGCTTGTCCTGGCGGCGTTCACAACGCACCCCGAGGCGGCCTGGGCGCTACCTTTTGCTATTTTTGCCTGGGGGTTTGTTATCTGCGCCGTCTGGAAGGACGAGAAGAAAAATCCGCGGCTCAATAGCATTCAGCTCCGAGCTCGAAAGAGAAGGAAAGAAAAATGATTATCATCGAAGTAAGAGCGTATGAAGACGAGAAGAAGAAGGAGAAAACAATCGACAAGATAGAGTTCGTATCCGCCGACCGCGAATCAGCAATGGATCTCTTTTATAAATTTGAAGGCTTAATGAAGGGCCTGGCTGGAAGGAGGGATCGTGCTGATCAAGATAGCGCACATCTCGGATAGCCCTGACAAAAATTTCGATGACTCCAAGAAGATCTTCGAGAAAGTTCGAGTGTTGCTGAAGCACGGCGGGCAGCACGATGTTCTGAGGGCGGCCGAGGTTACGAAGCGGGCGACGAGGGAGATGCACCGTCGCGCCCGGCTTTCCCGAGGCAGTCTTCATCGTTCTCATAGGACGGAGGGATGAGATGCTCGACGAGAGATCAATACCGCTGGCGGAGGGCAAGGTGCTGAAGATAGTCAAGGAGGGCGACGGGCGCTGGACCGTCACATACAAGCTCGGTTCTTCGTACTCCTTTACCTGCGCGAGCAAGGACTACGTGGAAGCTTTGCGCGAGGTCTACCGCTACGCGAAGAGCAAGAGGGCCACGGACGAGGAGCTGAAGGCGATAGAAGACGTCGCGACGAGCGACATGTTCGAGGAATGGGCGAGGGGACAATGAAGAAAGAAGAAGAACTGCTGCGACGCGCTGCTACCATTCTTGATACGGCACTCGTGCATCAAGATGGCTTCATAGCCACAGATGCGCGCATGTGGTTGGAGGACTTCGAGGAATGGAAGAAAGAGAAGGAAGAGAAGGAAGCAGAAATCCACCCCTATCCCCTGGACGAACGAGCGAGATAGACTTCAGCAAGGAATGCTGCGACGAGGAGATCTGCGATCATCCTTTTGGATATGACGTCTGTGGACGGTGCCATGCGAGCATCAAGAGGGAGGCTCCGCTGGCGCTGAGATGTCCAAAATGCGGCGCCGTCCTGAGGAATCCGAAATAGCCACAATGTGTACTTGCATCGTCTTGCACACGACGCGATTCCGGAGTTTTCAACGACTTACAGCCACAAAGCGAAGTAGACGCGAGGCGTGAGAAATAGAAAAAATATTTTTCATGAAAAAATCCCCATATAGGAGGTGGTTGTGAAAATCTATGTAGCTTCTTCATGGAGAAATGAAAATCAACCAAAAGTCGTATCTGTTCTACGTAACGCTGGCCACGAGGTCTACGATTTTAGGAATCCGGAGCCTGGTGACCACGGATTCCATTGGTCGTGGATAGATCCGAAATGGATGTCATGGACGTCTGCACAGTTCAGATATTGTCTTGGGCATCCTTTAGCCAAGGATGGATTCGGCAAAGATTTCGATGCGATGAAAAATGCTGAATTGTTCGTTCTCGTTTCTCCTTGTGGTCGAAGCGCTCATCTCGAGCTTGGTTGGGCAGTTGGTGCCGGCAAGAAAACGATCATACTTCTTGACGAGGGTTGTGAGCCGGAATTGATGTACAAGCTTGCTGAATACATCTGCATCAATATTGGCGAGGTAATCGAAGCCATAAAGGAATGTGGTTCATGAAATGCTGGTGTGGTGCTGTCGGTACCTACAAAGAGCTGTTCGATGACTCCGGCCTGGAGGAAGGTTGTGGAGGCTTGGGCATCCTAAATTGCTTCTGCGGCGGCGATCAATGCGTCTGCCATCACCACGGCGAAGCGCCGTGCGGCGGTTGCGAAGACTGTAACTGGGGTAATCCTGGCGACGAATTCGACGGATTTTTTATAGACTTGGTGAGGGATCATGAAGCTGACGACAGAAGATCTTGACATGGCGGCGTCGGAGTCGAAGAGCAAGCATCCGGGTAGGCTGATGACGGTCGCTGTGAATGCGGCCAACGTTCTGATGGTGTTCCTGGACGTGGATTCAAGGAGCTTCAAGGAGGGTGACGGCTTCGTTGATGCTGTGACATTCCTTGATGGGGAGCGGTTATGCTGAAAAACATTCTGGAGCGTGTAGAGGAGCAGAACAGGCTTCTCAGGCGGACCGGCGGCGACAAGAAGAAGATCATGGAGGAGGTGTCGAAACAATGAGCATGGAGCGCCCGGCCGTGGGAAACTATGCGGAGAGGAGTGAAAAGAAATGAATTTTCGACAACCAAAAGGAAGATCGGGCCTTCTTACTAAAGACGAAGTCGTTGATCTTTGTAGGCAAAGCTATTCAACAATTCGACGAAAAGAAATGTCAGGCGACTTTCCAGCGCGCATCCGGCTCGGTCCTGCTGCCGTTTTTTGGAGAGAAGAAGAAATCCTCGCTTGGCTCGAGAATAGGCCTCGCGGACCCGCAGCTTCGCCACGCGAAAAAGCGCAAGCAGCGAAGAAGCAACGGGAGATCGCCAGTGCGCCCGCATGCATGTTTGAGCTGCTAGAGGTGCTGGTCGTGCAGAACCAGTTGCTGCTGGTGGAGCTGAGGAAGATTGTCGAGGGGAACGCCGCTCTCTTCGAACAGCTTCGCGCTGTCCGTCTGCTTCAGGAAAAGAAGAGAATTCTTGAGCCGGATGN